CTGCCATATAGTCACTTCTCTACGTTGGTCACCACAGGTTACTAAGAGTGTTCCGCAGCTTTCTGCCATATAGTCACTTCTCTACGTTGGTCACCACAGGTTACTAAGAGTGTTCCGGACCTTTCTGAAGAACCCGAGTTTGCTGCAGTTGCTTCAACCATAATTTGGTACCAATTAGGTGCACCTGCCATAATAGACCCATCTTTAACTGTAACCTTAGTTGCCCAAGAAGGAGTTACTCCTACGGATGGTTGTTTGGCCATTACCTCTCCATCACTTCGAGTCATATAAGATTGAACGTTAATCGTAGTAGTATTACCTATATTAGCTCCTATGGTAGCACTTACATTCAATACACCTAAGAAGTAGGTATAAGTGAAGTTGGGTTCTTGACTTATAGGGAAAGATATAGTTTGACCAGATTCTCTCTGCTTAAATACAAGAATATGGGTTCTGGCAGAGGAACCTGTATTCTCTTGCAGGGTGGTAAAAGTTACTTTGCAATCATTGCCCTCAAAAGCATATTTCACGCTTACCCAAGAGGGGATGCTGGATTCCATATCCCAATCTATATTAGTCTTCTGCCCAGTACTCTTGCCATTAATGTACTTGGTCTTATAGGAGTAGATATAGGTAGTCTTGGTATCCCCAACATTCTGACCTATCTCAAAGACCGATGCCCTGGGTGCAGCATTGGCTACTCTAAAGTTAAATTCGTTCATAATCTAATAAGTTTTATTGGTTTATAATTATTGCTCTCTTGATATTGTAGTCCTCTACCCATGGGATGCCATGAGTTCTATATATTTATATAAATGCTAAATGAATATGAGAAGTACAGATTACATAAGTAAGGGAACTGCAGTAGCAAGGCTATATAAGGCAAGGGAATACCTATTAATGGATAAAGATTGTAGGAAGGGCTTATGCTTTTACCTAAGGTCAGTAGATATCCTGGATTACCTCGAAGAGATTGGGATATGGAATTTAGATACCTTCAGTATAGAAGTTCTATGGGCCTATGAGGATTTTATAAATAGAAGTTGTATAGTGGCTATGGGAAATGTGAAAGTAGTGGAGAGAAAGTTGAATACCATGTATAGTTGGAAGGATAGCTTTGATGCTAGGAGTTCATCCAAAGAGATATGGGGAATAGCAAGGGATTCTATCCCTGAGATTTCTCAAAAGAATTTCTATTGGTGGGACCCAAATGATAGAGAGGTAAGGGTGAAGGCAATCGATTTATTAATTAATAAGGTAATGAAGTATGGTGAAGGAAAAGAAGATTAGGAAAGTGTTCGAAGAAATATACCAAGAGCAGTTAGCTAAACATAGGAGAGGAGGAACAATACAGAATCTTTGTAGGGTAATTAAAACCCATTGTGTTTTGAATGGGTATTCAACTTTATGGATAGAGATTCAGCAATGGTTTAAACCTGAAAGATATGGTTTAACGGAGTTATATTATACGATAGATGTTAATACCCCTACCCCGATTGAGATGATTCCTTATGAGGATAGAGATAGGTATTATTGGTTTCCTGTACATCAGGTATATAATTTGAAGAGATTGGAGATTCTTGAAATGGAGATAGATAATCAATTAAAGGAGGAAGGTTATGGTGAAGGTTGAGACTTTGAAGGAAGATGGGTTTGTTAGAATCCTAAGATGTAGGGAAGGTAATAGGATTTGGTATCAGATGTGGCTTACCGATTTGGAGAAGGGTTGCATTGATAGATATTTCCTTGATATGGAAGTTAAGGCTTGGTGGTTGATTAATCTTCAGAGATGGTATGTTTTCTTTTATGAGAAGAATGGTAGGAGAGTTAGGGGAGTATTGGGGAAAGATAGGACTAAGGATTTACTTAGGAGTATTTTGTAGGTATAGGCCCGGGATGGTTAATCTGTTCTGGGCTTCTTTGTGTGAGCATGTGTGTGGTGTGGGATATCTGGGCATGCCCTTATCACGAAGAGTGATTTTTGTGGGGTAGTAAAATATGTAATTTGCCTTCAAGGTACCCCTTAATGCGAAAGCTTCGAAAGTTGTGGTACTAAAAACGGACTACGGTTCCCTTAAATTTAACATTTGAAAATAAAAAGTAAGGGACAAAGTTTTATTTGTCCCTTTGCGTTTTCTAATTATCTACTAAATGATTGTTTAAATTTTCTTTAAATTGTTCGTTTAAACAATAACATAAGTATAATAAAAAAGTTTTAAAAGAAAATTTTTTATAAATTGTATATTCAACTTCCTTTAAATAGTTCATGCTTATTTGTTCAATTAGTAGAAATTGCTCTGCATTAATTAATTGAAAAGTTTCCACGTCAATAATAGTAGATATTATTCTATGATTTGGCTTTAAAAGAATATAAACTACATATAAAGCACTAACAAAAACAGCTAATAAGATAACAAACAAAATTAATAACATAATAATTTTATTTTTTAAGTGAGTAGGGAAATATTTCCCTACTCTGATTTGTTTTTACTTCAAAGAGTTTTTCACTATTTCAAGCCCTTTTATTAGAATTGCTTTCTTTTCTTCTTTTGTATTTTCTGATGCAATAGAATTAAATGAAAAATCATTCAGCGTATATACTTGTTTATAAAAGTCTATAAAGCCCTCAATTAGTTTTTTATCTGCATTGTTTGCAATCGTGGAAAGAAAATTGAAAGTTACATTTCTGAACTTTTTGCGTAACGATTTGATTTGCTTTTCGTTTGCACCCTCAAAAAGTTCTTTTTTATAAATTTCTGTTTTTGTCCCTAAAGACGTTTTGAAAAGACCCGCGTTTTTTTCTTTAACGCTTTTCAATACGTCTAAAGCAATTAAACTATTTGCTTTTGCGTTTGCACTTGCTTTTTCTACATTCACGTTATTAATTTGCTTTTTCATAATTAAATTGCTTGAAAGTTTTATTATTTATTATTTTTATTACCTTTTCAAATAGACTTTCAAGACTTTTTAAACTATTCTAATAAGGTAGTATTTGTTTCATTTCTGTATTGCAAATATAAGAACTATTTTTTAATCTACAAAATTTTTAGAAAAATATTTTCTTAAAAAGTTTTAATTAAAAATTCATTCAAATATCGCTTTGTTTTTCTCACATTGCAAAGATACGAACTTTATTTTAATCTACAAATAATTTCAAGAAAAATTTTTGAGAAAATGAATATTTTTATTTTCAAAATTATTTTCGTGAAAAATTTATAAAATAGAAAATATTGTGCACCCTAAAAAGGACTTAATTTTTGCACTTAATTTTGGGGGTTCACAAGGGTAATCTTCACACGCCTTGTAGTGGGCATATATGATATGTATATAGGTAATCCTATATAGCTTATGCCTGTCCTCTTGAGAGTGTATTATATACCTGTATATTGAAGGCCATTAATCGACTAAGGTGATAAAGAATTAAGGCCGATTAGCTATATCCCTATTATTGCCCTCTAATAACCTATTGGGTCCTAATTCAATAGGGCCATATATGGACTATGGTAAGCCTATAGAGATTAAGATAGCCTATAATGGCTTACTAAGTTAGCGTAAGTAAAAACCCAGGTACCTAAGTTAGGCCTGGGGCAATGTAGTTAATCCTTGAATAGGTAGAAGGTAATACCATAGGCCTTGTAGGTATCCTCGGCAGTATCGGTATCAGCCATAGGTTCCTCTTCGAGAGAATTGAAGGTAAAGAATTCATCGTCGGTATTATAGTATATCAGAATTTCAGTTACCTTAAAATCTTGGATTAGGTTAGTTAGGTGTTCGAAGTAATCGGTTTCATCGTAGTGAAAGTCAGTGATAGAATTATCATAGGTATTAGCAATGTATTGGTACCAAGGATAATATGAGTCATGAGTACAAAGATAAGCTAGCAATGAATTAATGATTGCCTGAGGGTTCTTCTGTCTGAATGATGCTTGAGATGTTTTCATATCGGTTATATTTTTAAATGATTAATACTTTTTTTTTCTCTATGCAAATATACATATAATATATTATATATGCAAATATTGCTGGGGTACCTAAAGGTTATTTATCCCAGGGGCCATTAATGGAGATTGCCATTTACCTTGAACCTTTCCCTACCCAATGCTTATTATATAATATAATACTTAATGGCTCTTGGCAACTATGGCAATTAAGGTACCCCTAAATCACAAAATTGTCCTAGAATACAAAAGTTAATGCTAATATAAATACTAAGCAAATAAATTACATACTTACTAGGAATATTACCTAAATATGCCCCTTGAAGGCCTTAAATCCTATAAACCCTTTAGCCTTGAAACCTAATAATTTAATTGCCTTGATCACAAATCCGATTACCTTTCCTCAACCAATATATATATTATATAATACATAATATAATAACTTGGTGAAGGCAATCAAGGTAAATTGTGATGGCCATTAATCGACGATGTACTAAAGCTATACTACCTACATACATAGAAGCTACATAACATATCTGTATTATATAATCCCCTACCTTCGAATTACCTTGAATGCAATCTATAATATAATACATATAAAGGGTACTCAAGGCAATCGGATTTAGGGGCCATTAATGGTCGGATTTATTTGCCTTTTTAGGCCTTTTTGAGTTTGCCTTTAAAGTGTGTAGTAGAGCTATATGGTATAGTGGCTATATAGTGAGTTGAGTGGCTTTGTATAGTAAGGTAAGTTTGCCTAGCCTTGTTTGCCTAAATCCCCAAAACCCCCGGTGAGGTACCTTGATATATGTATTAGGTATTATTATATTAATAGATGGTATATTAGTTATAGAGGGGATAGGTAGATATTATATTATGTACCTTAGTTAGCGTTAGTATGATTTTGTTTTATTTTTGTGTTGGGAGTGGGGTAGGTGGGTTGTGTACCTAGTATCTGTATACTTGGTTTTATTTTGTTTGGGAGGTAATTGATTATATACTTGGTTTGTGTACACAGAAATACCTAGAGTTTTCTGGGCTCTAGGTATTCTTTTTATTTATCTTTTGTGGTGTTGGGCAAGGGATACTAGATCTTCTGGGTTCTGAAGTATATCCTGTAGGTATGGGTTTATCTCTTGGATGTTGTACTGGGCTTGGAACCTAGAGATGGTACCCTTTAGTTCATCTACTAGAGTATCATAGAGGTTACTGTATATTATCTCTTTGATTTTGGTTTGGACTTCTTTGTTTTGTTCTAGGGGTATTTGTCGGGTGGTTGAGACTTGGATTTCTATTGGTTTCTCTAGGTCTGGTACCGTTGGTAGGTTACCCATATAGTCTAGTCCAGAGATGAATTCTAATATTTCTTCATTGGACATAGATAATATATAGTTGGGCTCTTTGTATACTTTGCAGGTTAGTATTCGATTACCATTCTGACTGAGGGTGATTCTTGATGAAGGATTTGTTGTTTTCATTGTTTTAGTTATTTTTTAATTGTTCGAGTAGGTTTGATATCTCAAGTTGATGAAGGATTTCTGTTTCCTTGTGATTGGATTCCCATCTCTTGAGGGCATTGTAATAACAGGTATATTGGGTTATCATCTCTTCCGCTTGGTCTTTGTCTTGAATAAAGGATTTTAGGTGTTTTTTGAGTCCGGTTATGATATAATCCTGATGTTCTGGGGTTAATTGAAGGATTCCGAATAAGATAGCCTCTACCTGTGCGGGTGAATAATCATAATATTGGTCGTCGGCACCCTTTGTTAAGTCCATGTGAGAAATAATGTTTTCCCGAAGATTTTCGAAGAGAACTTCCTCTGAAGCATATGTGATGATATATCCTGAGATATAAGCAGCAAAAGGTTCATCCTCTAAGTCGATTGAATAAACCTGGATATTGGTAGCTTCCTTGTTAATGAGAAGACCATCGGAGTAATCATAAGTATAAATGGGGTGGGAAGCAAGCAGTTCCCGGATGGCCTCTAAATTTTTTAATTCTTTCATAACGTGTCTATATTAAAATTATTTGAGAAATATTTCTCATTGCAAATATACAAAATTATTTCTAAACTTGTTTTTATAACTACTTTTATTTTTATAAATAGGGAGGTTCTGGGAGGTGTTTTGAGTGCCTCCCAGAGGGTTTTGTTAATATTGCCCTGTCATAGTAATGATAATGAAAAGGGATTCATCATTGAAATGTACCTGGATAGTATCTCCATATGAGTTTGACATGTAATGGTGATTAGGGTTAAGTTCTTTTAATGGGTGATGTTCATCCCAATGAGAATTAATGAATTCTATCACGTATTGTTCAAAAGCATCGGATTCTCTGCAGTAGGTTTCTACCTTTTCGTCATCGTCTATAGGATACTCCCGGAATTGGAGATTGAGAGTTCCCATGTATGATTCATCCGGATTTGAGATTTCGTTAACTGATTGAGCAGTGTAACCAAAAGCATCAAGAGTTCCATCAAAGTAACCCATAATGTGATTTGAGATTTCGTTAATAGTTGTCATAAGAAATAAGTTTTGTGACCCCGTTCAAGGTCGGTTAATAATTATATTTATTTTTCTCTTATGCAAATATAGAAATAATATTTTAAATATGCAATAATTAAGGGAGCCCAGATGTTAGTGTTTCTGAACTCCCTGAGGTATATTAACTGATTGGGGGATTAGTATAATTCATCGGCCAGTATTGGTTCCTTGGGCTTATTTAATTTCTCCTTAGAACGTCTGGTAGCCCAATTCTCGTAGGGTTTGTAACTAAAGGTACGAGTTGTTTCATCGTATGCAGCATATACCATTTGTTTACGGGATATTCTCCTCCCGTAAGTTTTCTTAAGATTAGCAAACCAATCTAGATACTCCTGTAAAGAGTTAAAGATTTCTTTGTGCCCGTCTAAATCATTTTTAGGACGGGTTTTCCATGTTGCTTCTATATAGCATTGGTGTAAAGTGATTGAAATAAAGTATCGGCACCAGCTACCACCAAAGATAGTGCCCGTGGAGAATTCTATCTCCCGAGCAACTAATGGACTAACGTTATACTTTGTCATGCGATTGAGAAATTAAGTTGGAAAATCCAGTTGTTTCTATCGAGTTGATTGAATGATATGAACCTCCCATCGTTATCGGTAAATTCATTCATGAATTGAACTGCAGCAGATGCTAATTGCCCCTTATAGGGATTAGTATCGGCAGTTATTATTGATTCGAAAATGAAAGAATAATAGGTAGTATCATAGATTTGTACCTGATTAATATCCAAGCAATTGAGTTTGTAATCATCCTCTAGTTTGATTAAGAGTCCCATTAGAAGATTTAAGAGATGACCCTTTTCATCGGAGTCAAGTTCAAATGTAGATTTCTTTTCTAAGAAATTACGAACTACCTTAGTTAGTTCGTCTGCCTGATTGTAAGTTACTGAGTTCGTTTTCATATTTTTGTCTATTTTAAAATTGATATGCAAATATAAGCATTTTTATTTTTATAGAAAAATATATCTAATTTATTTTTAGGGAGGCTGAGGATGTGTACACGCTATGAAAGGCAGTGGATTAGACTGCCTTTCAATTATTAAGGTAATTGGGGAGTTAGCAAATATAGAGCCTCTCTTATAATTGAACTCTCCATAGGTTCTAAATAGGGTTCCTTGTTCATTAGTCCACCTTTCTTCTTTTCGTTTTCAAATACTTCATGTATGGCTTGCTTTATTTTAGTAGCTAATACCTCTGATAACTCCTGAGATTTAAGAGAGATAAGTAACCCTTTTCGTATTTTCTCAACATCTTGGTTATTCTCAGTAATGGGTTTTGCTTCTACTAATTCTTGTATACCCGAGGAATATTCATCTAACCGTTCATATCCCAAATGTTGTAGGTCATTAATGAAGATACTGAATTCATCGTAAGTAAGTCTAGTATCAAAACCTACTCCATGATATAGTTGTACTAAAGGAGTAAGGATTCTTCTTAGTGTATTGAAATCCTTTAGATGGTCTAATTCTATCTCTGACCTAATTGGTACTTTATATACCTTTTCACCCTTCAGTACCACTAGCAGAACCATTAGTCTTGGTGGTAGTCTTTTCTCGTTCATAAGCAAGTTTTTGTATTATAAGTTGTACATAGGTATTCCTTTCCTTATAGATGAACATTACCGAGAGAAGTATCTCATGTTTCGGTAATATCATCTGTATGAAATTGCCTGGAGCAATCACTGTAGCTACTACTGGAGAATCTTCCTGAGAGAAATTCTCCAGTATCATTTCTGCCCTCTTAATTGGTTCTGGCTTTGTTGGGTCCAAAGTTAGGACTGGAGCAGTTATACATTCCTTGATGCCCTGTGTTAAGGCATTATATAACCATTCATCTTTTATATCCTCTACTTGGAGGTTTTTCATTGTAATCATATCCTAAACCTATTTAAAGTCCATACACCCAGGATATTAGAGAATACCCATAGTTCCCAGTTTTTATAAAAGTTATAGGGTTTACTGAACTGGGATGTTTGAAATATTATCTGGCTTGGTGTTCTAGATAACATTTCTGCATGGCAAGTTAATACTCCAGAGGATAATTGAACTTTAAAAGCTTTAATTACATCCTCATCATTTTTAGTCTCTACTGAGGTAAGTAATTTAATAAATTCTACCTCTACACCTTCCGACATTTTAACCTTTCGGAAAGCAAATTTCTCTTTATTCTCCATTTTGTTGATATTTAGATAAGAACTCTTGAGCTAGTTCATCTTGAGTTCTTTCGATTATATTCTTTACGATTGTTTTATTTTCTACTCTAGCCCACATATATAGCATGCCCAATTGAGCATCCATATAGCAATCTATAAGAGATGGGTCCTTTCTAAATACATCCCACTGTTTTACGAAATTCATTCGAACCAAATCCCTATAACCCTGGTCTGATATATCTTCTTGGTCTATATAAGCAGATACCCTTTTTCTTACTTCTAAAAGAATTTTCTCTAAGCTTTCTGGTAATCTAAAATTTTCGGGTAAACTATGATATACCAAATTATTCGGTATTAATTCCTCAAAAGTAAACTGATTATCGAATAGTTTCTTTGGGTATCTACCTGAAAATATCAAGGGTATCTTATACCTTAGCAACGATGGTACTACGTCGTATATAGCATAATGTTTCCGATATTCCTGATAGACATCGAAATATAGATTCTCATCGAATATACCAGATTTCCTCATTATTGCCTGTAAAGTATTATAAGCAGCATTGATATGAGTATTACTCAATTTGAATATTAAGTTGCCATTTTTAAGGGCAATGAGTTCACTACAGCATCTCTTTCGTTTAAATAAGTTCATGTGATTAAAATGTAAAGTCAATGTATATTTTCCTTGTTCCCTTGAGAAATTTTTCGTGATTTGAGTCATCATACTTATGGCAAGCATAAGTCTTAGATGATTTATCATAATGGTCTCTTACCCATACTGGAGCAGTATCAGTTGGTTTTAATTTAAAGTATGTACCCTGATTAACCTTGTTAACCCGAGTCTCTTTGTAAGATGTCTTTGGTAGTTCCATATTTTTGTCTATTTTAAAATTGATATGCAAATATAATTCTTTCTTTTTAAATATGCAATATCCGGATATAACTATGGGAGCTTACTATTTCGGAGGAATTGAGATGCAAATGAGCCATCCTCTTTTTCTTCTTTCTCAAAGTCTTCATATTGATATAACTCTGGGTCTTCTTCGTCTGGGTCTATACGCATTTTGATTTCTCTACGTAGTTCATGATGTTCTTTAGAGAATGAAGACATAGCTCCCTTATAATCATCAGTAATTTGCATTAGCTCTGCTTTATTAAGGTTAAGACCCTCTTTACTTGTATCTACTCCCTCCTGTTTAGTAGCAACTACTTCGGGTAATGACTTAATGTCATACCTGTCTTCCAATAGTTTAGCCTCTTCTGGTTTATCCAATACCCTTTGTGATTCAAATACGATTTGACGGGCCTCTTCAACAGTAATTGCATTTTGCTGTGTTACGTTGTTCTGTTGATTGAATTGAGCAAATATATTTGTAGTACTGCCTCCTGTAAGATTACGTACGATAGACTGCAATGATGTAGAGGATTCAAGCTTTAACTTAAGGGCCTTTCCCAGCTCGGCAGATATAAACGGTACATATTTCCCTCCCTGAGATTCTCTTAGGATATTAACCTGATGGGCTATTTCCATACGGTCTTCCAAAGCCCATGCTAGTTGTTCTCCCATTAATGCTTGTAGTAAATCTTCTGCCTTTTCTTTATCCCATATTCTAGAGCTTAATAGCCTATCTCTCATAAATACACGTATGTAATTGATATCTATACCCATACGATATGAGAATGTATTTATGTCGTATGTGATACCACATAATACACCATTTCCCATTAGCCATTGATTGATGATATAATTATGTATCTTTATCAGAAGTTCATCATTTGGGTTCTTCTGATATTCTAATGCCATTGCAGTAGTCCCCATAGGTCTTGGGAATCTTACCATTTTATTTTCCTTTTCTGACATACAAATGAGATTTTCTAATATCGGAACTTTCATCATAACCTACATACTCTAAATCGTACATTACATACAAATTCAAAGATAGGTTATAGAAATATCCCTTATATTTTTTCTTACTTACTGATAAATTAAAAGCTTCACCAGAGATTAGGTCCCTGGTGAATACTAAATTACCTTTCCCAGTGATGGGGATATTAAGGCAAAGCTTATAATCCCCTACCTTAAATTTATTCCCATGCAGGTCTGTGATTTCCCTTGCCATAGTTTGCCTTTTTATGGTTCGTAGGTTTTTTGTCTTGTTTACTACGGTTATGGGTTATCCCCTTTTGCTCTTCGATTAATTTCTGAACCTTTGGGAATAACCTTTGCCTTAAAGGAACTACCTGAGTAGCGAAAAAGGCATTCCATAATTTCTGGGTTAATGGTTCTCCTATTTTAAGTTCTGAGATTGACCAGAATTTAGTTTCGAAATTCTTAACTATTTCCCTAAATCGGTAGTAGTATATATTGCCAGTCTTTTTATCTATCCCAATTGTGGTAGTTTGGCAATAATCTAGAAATTCTTTACCTAATTCGGATATAAACTCTTCCCTTTTAAAGTCATAATTCTCTTGGTCGAGTTTAAATAATTTTACGTAATCGATTGCTTCCATATAGATTTAGTTTGTGATTATTAAACGAGGTATACTTTCATCTGTAATCTGAAATAAGTACCCTCTTACATCATCCTCATAATAAGAGGACCAATATGTTCTTCTAACTCGGAAATTATCAAGGATTGCCCCTTTTGGTACCCCAGTAATAAATAAGCAATGCTTAGGCATCATTGGAGTAATCTCAAATTTCCCATCCTTGAAATTACCATAGGTACCATAGTCGGGCATATTACCAGTAAACCCAGTATTCTGTAATACATCCTGAACCAGAGTAGTTTGGGGTATTTCCTTTTGGTTACATTCTATGGTTAACTTAGATTTGCCTATATATAGGTCTTTAACTATTTCTCTAAACATTTGTATACGATTATATGGGTAATACCATTTTTCTTGAAGTAAAGGTTATTCTGTGAACGTTCCTCTAACTTCTTTAATTCTCTTCGAGATTCAGTACAAATTCTATCAGATTTCCTTAATATATCTGATACATTATCCCAGATGGGTGCCATTGGTTCTACTGGCCCTGCATAGATAACCTTATGTTTAGTTTCTATTTGGGGATATTTAGATTTATACTGATATTTGCCTTTGCAATAAAGTACGTTATACTTTTCGGGTTCGTTTCTTTTTTCGTTTTCCATTTTTGTTATGATTAATGTAATCGGATATTTCATCAAGTTGCCCTAAAAGCAATGCCTGAATGAAAAGGTTTATAGGCCTGAAAAAGAAATTCCTTACGTTATCGGTATTTATATACCAATCGTAAACGATAAAGAACTTCTTAATCTTGGAGTGCTTAAGTGAATGTTGGATTAGATAGGACTTACAACATCGTTTATGTAATTCTACCAATTCTTTGTCCTGCTTAAGCATCTCTTTATCAGAGAAGATAGTGTAATCCATTTTGTATGAATTGAGATGCCCAGGTAATTATCCCGGGCACCTGGTTAATAAAGGTTTATGCAACTTGTTCTGGTTTGAGGACCTTCTTTTTAAAGTCCTCATAGGCTTTAGCAGCAGCCTTGAATTCCTTGGAGTTCTGGTCCTTGATACGAGCCATTGCAAGTTCCAATTGATGGAGTTCGTTTCGAGTTTGTTGTCTCCATTTCTTCCGAGCAAGTGTATCAACTACATCGGCAGGGTATACGTATTTAACTTCCCGATTAGAAATTACCTGTTCGATGATGGAGGGTTTTTGTTGTTCCTTAACTTCCTTGACAACCTGTTCCTTTTTGGAAGTTTTGGTTTTAGGAGAGAGTTCTACCAATTTAGCATTGGCAAAATTAGTGGCAGCTTCTTGAGAATCTTGTACCAATTCCTTTTTAGTCTTTTTGGCCTTAGGAGCAGAAGCCTTAGCAGTCTTAGAATTTTTAATTCCTTCAAGTTGTTCGGCAACCTTAGTTGCAACCAGGTTAGTAACCTTTGATTCATTCTTTTTCATAACGTCTATATTTAAAATGTTAGTAAAATGATTAATTTCTTTTTCTGATACAAATATAAGAACTTTATTTTAAATAGAAAAATTTTATTTGAATTATTTTCTATTTGCTCGGGTTAATCGGCTAGGAAGTCGAAGATTTCTGGAGGATAGTTAATTTCATCCTCTGGATCATTTATGTAATCTTCATAATCCTCGTTATATTTATCGTAAATATTATCTTGTGATGTATTGGGTACCTTTGTACATCTTTCAGGATATTTCTTTACGAAGTCATAGGCTTCTTGAGTAGTCATTACCTTATCTGAGGTAAATTCGTAGGTTACATAAGAATAAGTTTCCCCCAATCTAGAAACTTCATATTGCTGGTATCCAGATTTCTCAATCTTATAGATTTGATTTTCTGGAATCGTTTCTATTTCTACCCTATATTTATACCATTGCTTCTTCTCTTCTTTTGGTTTAATGCCCATGCTATCTTGAAGAGAGATTAACTTGGTTATTGGACTTTCAAAACGAGAAGGAGCAGTGCTCACTTCTACTGGATGAGTTCTATTCTCACCAATAAAGTAAATCACTGCCCCCAGGGTTACCAGGCCCAATATGAATTTAGTTTCTGAGTTCATAACCTGTAGTTTCGAATTTATTTTTAATGTTCTTTGCAAGGTATTTACCTTTTGATTCTGCTTGATGTAACTCGTTGCAGATTTCATAAGGTACATCATCATAGCGATAAACTCGATTACCTTTAAAAGCAACCCAAAGTTGTTTTTTCTTTGAGTCATAACCAAAGCCCTCAATATTAGAGGATTCGCAAGGAATCATTTCGACTCCGGTGTTCATTTCTACTGATTCTAAGTATTCGTTCTTTTCCATGTCTATATTAAAATTTTAAAAGTGTTAGTTCTGGGTGGAATTTTAGATTTGCCCTCTGGAATATTGCCCAAGTACCAAGTACTCCCTGAGAATTAGTATGTACCCATTCATCTTCCATTCTGAACAATATGTGAGAGCATACCAGCATTTGGTATTCACTTAGCATATTTATCAGTTGAGGGGTATTCTCCATTTCTACGTATAATTCAATGTGCTCATCTAGTGCTCGAATTATTTCGTCATCCTCAATCTGAAGGAGTTTTTTGATTAAGTCTTGGGCAATGTCATTCCCATTTTTAACATCCTCTTTGATTGAGTTGAGTGATTCAATCTGAATACTAGCAATGAGCTTTACGATGTCTTTTGTTTCCTTGTCCATAATTAAATTTTCTTTATGCAAATATACTAAAATTATTTTATATAAAATACTCTTTTAATAAATACGGAGGTAAGTGTTAGCGGTTCTTGATTTCCTCTATCTTTTCCTTGATTGAGTCGGGGAAGATAGCATCATCTACCCATCGCATAAAGAATTTAGAAGGCTTCTTTTCTGGATTGAGAAGTAATTGTCTTTGCTCTGTAGAGAACTTAATACGTTCATCTTCCCTCATATACTTGGGAAGTTTAGTGAATTCTGCCTGAGAGAAAGAGATTACGTTTTTACCAACTTGGGCCCTTAATGGTTTCTTCCTTTCCTTATAGAGATATGGGATAATCTTTTTCGAGGGTCCCCCAAGAATGCTAAAACCAAAGATTACCATTGGGTCAAATTTATCTGCTTTTGGGTCCTTAGCCCGTTTGATACATCTTGCCATCCAAGAAAATGAATTGGGATATTGCTTATTGTCTGTTGCTTCTCCCACATCTTTTTTATTAAACTCAAATCCAGGAAAGTGAAATAGAAAATCTTCAGTAAGGATAAATACAAATCCCAATCCCCTAAGATATTTAATGATATCTTGTTGGCTTTTACCCTCTTCAATCATTTTTTCTACATCTGCAAGAATATCCTCCCTTGGTGATTCCAATTCCTTAGTTGTAGACCCTGCAGGTCTTCCTCTGCCCACATTAGGTGCCTTAGCAGGCAATGTACCAGATAACCTATCTAAGTATTCTTTGAAGTTATCAATATCTTGTTTATTAGTAAGAGTTACTTCTACTCTTATGGGACCGTTATGCTGTACCTTTGGACCTGAATTCATCTCGGTATAAGCATCTACCAACCTATCGGATAATGGAGTACCATTCTCTGATAGTGTAGTGATTCTAAGTTTTGGTTTATATACTTCTTGTTCCATTTTCGACTTAATTAGAAAATAAAAGGCCTGAACAATTTTTATATTGCCAGGCCTTCTACCATTATTAACGAATACTCAAAAATATGATAAGTAAAAGTAAAAAGTGCTCTTATTAATCTTCTTCTTTAGCGGCCTTCTTTTTCTTCTTGTCTTTGGCCTTCTTATCTTTCTTATCGGAAGCCGGTTTCTCTTTTACCTTTTCTTCCTTCTTTTTCTTAGTTTCCTTTTCCTCCTTGGGAGCCTTACCTGAAGCAAGTTTTCTTTGCTCCATACGGTATTTTTTCTTCTCAGCCGAAGTCATTTCTCTGCCATCGATGAGAGGATAATCGTATTTGGTAGCTGTTCTACCACCATTTCCTTTCTTTTCCTTTTTCTCTTTGGCAGCCTTCTTCTCATCTTTTTCCTTCTTCTCTTTTTCCTTGAGTTTTACCAATTTCTTGTTGTTCTCTTGGTCAGCTTCAGGATAGGCAGCAGCAACTTTGTCTCTTTCCTTATTGAGCTTGTTTACAAGTTCGGTAACCTTTTTACCATGTTTCTTGTCTTTGGTCCAATCCTTAGTAGGGTCCAACTTGTTCTCTTTAAGGTAAGCATCCAAAGCTTTCTTAGCCTTTGTGAGTTCCGGAGTCTTGGATTCCGATTTACTCTTCTTTTCTGTTTTCTTAGCCATTTTCATTTATATTAGGTGAATAATTGAATTTCCTATTTACATAATACCATAGTTATACCTTCCTAATTTGGGTTGGGATTTCTTTAATTTCTAGGATTTCTAAACTGCATTGTTTTAAAACTGCCTCGAGTTGAAGTATATCTTCTACCTCTTTCTGAGATAAGTCCGTAAAAGTTTGTTCAAAAGTTTCTTTCTGTTCCCCCCTTATAAAATTAAATTGGGCAACAATATAAGTCCCATGAAGTTTTTTATTCAGGGCTCCTTTAAGAGATATGAGTTTTCTTTTCAGATAATTACTCTTCAACCTATGGGATTGGTATTCGCCTTTCTTACCCTTACTAAGAGCTACCTTTTTAAGGTACGAAACATAATCTAATTCTCTGAGAGTTTGATTAATGTTTCCCACTAATAATCTTAAGTCTTTTTCCATTTGGGTCTTTGCATTACTTGGTTAGATACTTCCTGAGTTTCTTCTGATAGCATTTCTCTTGCCTCATTTATTATATTGATGGCAAGTTCCCTTTCATCTGGTCCCAGGTTTAATTCTTTATCTTCTAGTACATCAGTATAAGTATTTATTAGATTATCCAATGCAAGTATTCGAATATTCTTTCGAATTGCTAATTTCTCTTCTTCCATGGGTATAAAAAATTAAAGCCCACTACCTTCACAGGCAATGAGCTTTTGGCTGAACAACGTCCTAAGTGTGGGGTTGTTACTCTATGAAATTTAAACTATTGCAGACGATATGTAATCGCTATTTTAGGATGTGCCTAGATTAATCTTCTGATTCTTCCTCTTCTTCTTCCTTAGCCTTTTTGTTTTTCGGAGAACAAATAACGCCATGTCCTTTCTTAGACTTAACGGTAAGAGTTCCCGGAACGAATGAAACTGAAGTTGATACCGGTTTGCCATCCGTAACCAATACAGAAGTAACCACTACACCCTGATAGCCTTCCTTGTTCTTAACGGCATAACCAAAGTTCATTACCTTGGATTTGTCGTTAATGGCAATAACGTCGATTTGCTTGCTGTTAGGGCGTTGTTCAGCCGGCCGATTCTTGAGTGCCTCTTGACGAGCTTTACGTTTAGCTTCTTTTTCGGGGTCTTTTTCCTTATCCCCTTTCTTCTTGGAGTCTGATTTCTTTGTTGCCATAATTTTTAATGTTTTATAAGTTAATGGTTATTATAAGTAAACTTCTACGCTTATTAATAGTTGATAGTAAAGGTAGGGAAATTTCCCTACCTTCTTTTAAATCTTGAATACAGTTACCAGATTACTTTTTCCCTTTCTTGCCTTTACCTTTGGTTTCTTTCTTTGCCGGCAATTTGAGACCGAGTTCTTTGGCAATTGCTTTACGGAGTTTTTCGACGTCGTCTTCATCATAATCGTCTGGGTCAGTTTCAAGGTCTTTGTCGTCGCAGACATCCTCAAGTTCTTCGAAGTCCATTTCGGCAAGTTCTTCACCGGTCAGTTCTTCCTCTTCTTCTTCCTCTTCGGAATCATCATCATCGTCATCATCGTCTGATTCTTCCTCTTCGGAATCATCATCATCGTCATCATCATCGTCATCATCGTCTGATTCTTCCTCGTCATCGGATTCAGAACCGAAAAGGTCTTCGGCTTCTTCGGCAGAAAGCATGATAGGAGCAGGGATAATCTTTACTGAGCCGTCTTCGTACTTAATGATGATTGCACCATTGATTTCTGTTCTGGAAACTTCTTTCAGTTCCACTTCTTTTTTCTTCTTAGCCATTTTCGTAATGTTTAAGTTGGTTAATAATTTATTTATATCACTCTGTTATAAGTTTCTTTACCAGTATGGATTTCTGAGTATACCCAGATTTTAATAATTCCTCCTGAGCAATATTGAATTGTTTTATCTCATCTAGAGTTGTCTTTAATTCTAATTGAGATTCAATTGTTATTGCCTGAGAGGCAAGTTCCTTGTCACCTTGATAAGTGACTATCTTAAACTTCTTACCTGCAAATGGGTTTGCTGGTTGATGTGCTGTGATTTTAAAACCTTCGTTATTATTCATTGCTATATTTAATTTTAGTTATCCCAGGAATACCCACCTTCCCAAATACTTCGGTATAGGATTTGTATTTCCCTTTTATCATTGTTTTATAGTTATCGGATAATCGAATTGGGTAGACCCATATTTTATTTTCTATCATCCTATTTGTCATTATATAAGCATAAGACCTTCTAAGTTTAATACTCTCTAATGGAACAAACCCTTGAAATAATAAAGACTTCTTAATAAACCTTTCTTTAGGCAAATACCCTAAAAATTTAAGTGATGCCTCATCGAATATTTCGAGCATATCCCTTTGTGCTTTGATAAATAGTACCTTTTGTATTGGGATGTTCATCTTCTTTCTTAAATATAAAGCCAATGAACTTACCAATGGAGGATACTGCAAGAATAACAGATTGAATTTATTTTTCTCCTCTTGACTCAGCCTGTTGTAAATCCTGTAGGATAGCAAGATTGATTTGTAATCTCTTTTGCCTTGTATACTTGGGAGATATGCCTTGCCGTTGTCCATAGAGTTTGATTGAGTACCTTTCATTGAATTCCTTTTTTCCTTTAGACTTAAAGACTCGGTGCATTTGTACCATAAATCTTCTTCGTCGGTGTTTATCTATGTGATATTCATCGGGCATTATGAACTTCCTTGCTTTTACGAATTTACCCTTAAACCAGAATTTAGTACTACCCTTTTTAAGAAGTTTACCATTCATATCGGATAATTCTCTAATGCCTTGTTTTATAAGTTTCCTCCCAGATATTATATGGATATACTGAAGAACATCTACACCATAAAGATAAACTAAGGTAACCTTTACTTGATGTCTAGTAAAGTATGGTATACCGGTTAGATGTTTCCTATATAATTTCTTTTCAGTAACAATCTTATTGGTAGTATCTGGTCTCCAAGTCCATATATAATATCTATCTGGTCGTATGGGTCCATTGTTACTTTCCTTTAGCTTTACCATTTATATTCCTCTTTGCCATTCTATACCAAAGATTGATAGATTTCTCATTTGCTTCGGGGAATTTCTTTTTCATTCTCCGAATAACTCTATCAAGTTCAAAACCTTTTGCAGTTAATTCGAATACATAAGATTTCTTTGTACCCTTGATAAGATTAAATTCATCCCTCTCTCTTGGTGGTTTCTTTTCTCGAGGTTTCTTTATTCCGGGAACTCGTTTTGTTCTCCTTTGCCCATTTTCCCCCTCTTCTCCGAGAAACCCAAGCCTTAGTCGAGAATTCCTTAATGGGTCATCTTTTGAATACCCAATAGTTTCCAATTGCTTATCCATCCAATCGTCATATTTATCAATTAACGATTTATCGGGCTTCTCTTCTGATACATTGATATAATGTAATAAGTCAAATACCCCAGCAGAACAAGCATCAGGGAAAGGCATCCCTAATATTATTGCCTTTCTCTTTAAATCCTTATAAGTCATGTTTCTCCCAGAAGCACCAAGGAAATTTGATTTCTCCTTGGATGGAGCTTTCATGTCTTTTCTACTCTTTTTTGCCATATCATTAATATTTTAAGTATTCATTTATTTTCTTTGCAAATATAAGAATAAATAATTTAATCTTATCTTATTTCTCTATTTATTTTTATAAAAATCCGAGGTTTTTGCTCGGTTCGCAGCAGTGGATTTAGGTTTTTTATGCTTTCTCTTGATATGTGTGTTATAAGCCATATCCAATTTCTTAATATTGAATTCTATGTTGTTCACTTGATTATAGTTTACTGCTCTTTCCACACAGCAACGGTACTCTGGCCAGAATTTTTGTCCAAGCTTAACAGATTCGGTTTTAATCATGAACTTAGATACCATAAAACCAAAGGTATCAGCATCATCTTTAGTTTTAAATACATACATGTAGAATCTACTAAATTCATCTACTACTTCATCCAAAGGTCTTACTGGTAACAATAGATAACCATCGGTATATAGGTCCTCAGATATTAAAGCTACCCAATACTTTTTCTTTCCTGGTTTTACTTTATACCTAAACCTTTCCTTGAGTTTATTGTGCATCCAATCCGGTACTCTATTAAGAAGATACTTGATATATATCTTATCCTTCTTATTCGACCGCCTTTTAAATGCAGATGGCTGTTGTAGCATCCTTGGAAGTATTCTAAAGTTATTCCACCTATCAAATTCAAGAATTAATCTTAGAGTGTCTATGTCCCATTCATCATCAGACTCCTTTAACCTCTTCATGTTTCTCTCTATATTTTTAGAGTTTACCTTTGGGAGTAATTGAGCTGAGTCTCCTGTGAATAAGCTTGCTTCTTTTCTTTTTAATCGTTTCTCTAAACATCCCTCCATATAATCTTGGAAATTCCTCTCACAGGGGCAATCTGGTCGAAAAATAGAAGTGTGTTTCTCAAAAAAATCCGAGAATAGCCTAAAGAATTTCTCTGACCGTTCCCGGATTTCAAGATACTTGTAATGAGATAACTTTAAAATTTCACCAGCTTCCCATGAAGATTTACTTTCTGATAGTTGAAGGAATAATGATTGTTGTTCTTTATCAATTAAACAACTCCAGGCTTTTTGTTGAGCTTCGTTCATAATATTAAATTCTCCTATATCTCATTATACTATCAATTGCTTCATTGGTTATCTGATTAGGGTCATATTCCCCAGAATTAGCATAAAGCTTATCTGGGTCATGATTTAAATATACACTATAGATAACGTTGTCAAAAGGTAACCATACTTCCATTCTTCCCATTTCAGGGTATATAAGAACTTTTACTCTTTTACAAAGATGGTCAACCTCTAATACTGTAGCATCTACTCCCTCATAAGGATAACCCCGTAATACTAAGTAATCTCCAGGCTTTACATTGACTAAATCATCTACTGAAAACTTCTTATTCTCTCTAGCAATACGTTTAAATCGCCTTACTTCTTTTCTACTACAAGTAGCCACTAAAGAGAAATCATCAAAGTCTTCTGCATTGTCAATCCTTACCTTTTTCTTTCTTGGGTGCATTGTCTCGGTATTACGTAACCAAGTTCTGATACCAGATATATTCCTACGTAACTTATTAAGAAAGGGCCTTGAGAATGCTAATTTAGTGGGCATTCTCATAAAACCATAATTGAATAATACTGGTACTTCTTCGAATACCATCTTACCCTTTGTGGTTTTTCTTAATACGTTTACCATAGGAATAATTGCCTTGATTTGGTCATACCCCTTTTCTTTGAGTTCTTTATTGATTTTATCACAGTACTTCCTTTCAAGGTAAAATATACAATATGAGTATGGGGTATGCTTCTTCATAGGTTACCGGTTTTTAAGAATTAACTTAGCTTGTTTATGTACTAACTTATAGTTTACATTCTTCAATATATCACTAGCCATGAATACATAAAGAATCTCATCTATCTTTGGTACATCAATTACCATAATATTGGCTTTATCGAATAGGGGTTTATAGAATACGGAAGATAAATCCTTTCCAACTACAAAGAAAAATTCTTCTGATGGCATTGAATTATATCTCATACAGAGTATGGGAACTTTATTTGCTCTTTTTGCATCCTTAGAAGCTTGTTCCCAGAATTTCAATATATCGCATCCCTTATTACCTAAGAGTAGATGTTCAAACTTAATCTCTTTATAATTCTTACATTCGATAGATATCTTACATCTATGAGCATGCCTTTCATCAGTACAGGTTAAATCGGAAGTGGAGTCCTTGTTTGAATGCCAAGCTCCACTCCCTGCTCTATTCCTTTCAAATTTGTACCCGGTCCATTTCGTAAAAAACCCGGCAATTTTTCTTTCGAATCGATTTCCTTTATTCTTAGAGTTCATAATATAAGGGTGTATTGTATTTTATATACCATTATAGTAATTGGTACCTACTCAGGCCTTGGGTCTTTTCCACTTGCAGAATTTTGGTATTACCAAGAGGAAGTGAATCTAAGTGGGTTATCAAGAATAGAGTTTTCTCTTTGAATATGTGACGTATTAGTGAGGTAACTACTTCTACATTATCTGAACTTAAAGATTCAAATACCTCATCGAGAAATGCTAAGTTAATACCCTTAGAAGCCGTAAGAGCTTCATTCATTGCAAATGCCATTGCAACATTACATAATTGTTTTTCTCCACCGCTAAGTTCATCATAATCAATTATTTGCCCATCCCTTTCAATAAGAGTAACAAATTCTTTTCTAGCAGTGCCCAAATCAATATTAAATTCAATCCTAAATCCCAATACCTCTGAATACTTATCAAGGCATTTATTTAAGAACTCAAGGGATGAATCAAATAGATAAGCCTTAATCCCATTATTACCCAATGGGTCATTAATTAACCAGTTATAATTCTCTAACTCTAACTCTTTATTGTGAAAGTCTTCATCAACCTTCCGTAAATTCTTCCTAATCTCCTTAAGTTTTTGTTTATACTTTGGAGACATGACCTTAAGCTTTTCTTGCTTGAGCTTAGCCAGGTCTTCGTCAATAGAAGCAATATCAGAAGCAATATCATCACAGTCTGATTTTAATTTCTTATACCTATCATTTACACTACTAAGTTCTTCCAACCTTTCTAATGCCTCCTGATACTCCTTATCGTATTTATCAAGGTCAGAGAACGCTTTATATATTGATTTGGCATCACGTAATGCACGTTTGTAGTGACCTTCTTCTAACTGTATTACTAATTCTTTAATTACTTTCTTAAGAGGTACATTTGATAAATTCTTGGCATCTTTTATCTTACCCCTCAAATCAAGGATTAGTTCATTTTGTTTTTTAATCTTTATCTGAAGCGAAGCATCTACTTCATCCTTGATTTGTTTTTGTTTTTCAATTAGTAGCTTAGTTAGCTTTTCTCTATCTTGCTTTAACTCTCTTCTTTCTTCTTTGATTTTTTGCTTGAAGGATTTTTCTCTATCTCTCATATCGAAGTAAGCTTCCTTGTTAGCCTCTAATTCTTTCTTAAGCATTTGAGACTCATGCTCTACCTCGTTTATTTGAGATATCAAGTTATTTTTATCTTGTAATGCAATGCCTTTAGCAAGGTTTAAGAACTCTAAATCAAATACTTCTTCGAATATCTTTTTCTTATCCGAATTAGATTCTTGTATAAGTCTCTTTATACCCTGACCAAACATGATTGAGTTCATAAACAGAGTATATGATAAACCTATCTCTCTGTTTATAAAATCCTGTATCTTCCCCTTCCCTTTTATATCGACTATATCTCCATCTTTCATGAAGATAAGTCTGTCTTTGCCTTTAGCACCATCCTCAAGTACTTCATCATACTTTTGACATCTAACTATCTTATATGTATGAGAATCTTTCTGAAAATATACTTGTACCTTAGTACCCTTGTAATCTTTAGGCCTTACTTGCTTCCAAGTATTTACCTCAGAAACACCCTTTAGGTTTTTCCCATATATTGCCCATACCAAGGCAGAGAGAATAGTTGATTTCCCTTTCCCATTTGGGGCCTTGATAAGTATGGTACAAGTGGGGTTTAATTGTAGATGTAAGGATTCTATTGAACAAAATCCTTCTGCCTCTAAGTTTAAGAACGTTAACATGACTCAGCCTTTTTAAGTGTTTCAATTAATAGATTAGTTTTAACCTCATCTTTAATACCTTTCTCTCTTAGGTATCTCTTTGCTAGAGACTTCTTAGAAAGTTGCTTAGTAATCTTATGTTTGTTATTAACTGGAGTACTAGCTTTTTGAGGGATTACCGTATAATAATTGCCATCATCATTAATATCCTCTTCCCTTTCTACATCGATGAACTTTGGGAAATTTTTCAAAGGTACAAACTTCAGAGACAAATCTTCATAGATTTTCCAATACCCTAATTCACAATCTTTATCGGTTCTTCTTTGTTGTAAAGGAGCACCAATCATATAAACCTTCTTTGATAATCTTTGTGGTTTGTGTATATGACCGCAAAGGATTAAATCAAACCTATTCAGTACATTCAGATTTAGATTTTCTACTGAATCAATTTCTCTGCCATCCGTATCTTTTGCTCCAGGATAATCAGTATGAAGCATAAGGATATTATCAGCATTCTTATCAAGCTTTATATTTTTCAGATATTCAGATAAACCTACATTGTGATCTATGTAGGGTATACCGTATACTACTGCATTCATACCCAGACATCTTTTACCATAATCTAGGTTCACTATCCCAAATTGTTCTAAGAACTTAACCCATGAAAAAGGTTTATTACCTATAAAGCTAACTTTCTTCAAGTCGTGATTTCCTGATATAGAAAATATCTCTACCTGGTTTTCTCTTAACTCTAATTCCTTAAATTTCTCATAGGTCAATTCCATAAGATCTTGGTCCATAGTTTCTGGCTTATGAAAGAAATCTCCACAGAATAATGCTGGGCAATTATACTCTTTACATTTCTCTTGTATAATCGACAAAACCCTGAAATGATTCAGGGTTCTTTTATTGTCTTCATTGAACTTAGCATATATATTAAGATGTAAATCTGAGAAGACTATTGCTATTACTTGTTTCTTCATATTAATCCAATCTTGACATTATCATGTGTATTCTGTTGTAGAAATCTAATTGGGGTACTACTAATATATCTATTACACTTAAAGTATTCCACTGAATTAACAGGTTACCCATTATATCTGACATCTGAGCCTGATAATATCTATTTATGATTCTCTTCTTATTGTCTTCCATTGGCCATCCTTTCATATTGTACATACTCAAGGGAAGGTATATTAATAAATCACATTGTTGAACTGTAAGATCTTTGCATATATCTAAGAAAGCATCTACTTCACATTCTGGGATATGAGTAGATTGTTTATATATGAAATAAGCTGCTAAATCTACATAACTACGGTCTGTTACAAAAGTTTCTTTATCCTTGAAAAGCTTATTTCTCAGATTCAACAATTGATAATCCTTGTTTATGAGTTCTCCACATTCTTGGTGTAAAAACTCAGCATGGTGCATCTCTTTTGTATCTGGCATTAAATCTGACATACTACCAGATATAAAGGGTATACCATATTTGGTTTCTATGAACTTTGCCAAAGTGGTTTTTCCTATTCCACTTGGCCCTACAAACATAATTCTTTTCATGATAACAAATCTTTAAATGGTTTCATAAATTCATTTGTCATAAAGGATGCTAAAGAGTATTCGATACAGACTTCTTTGAATTTCTTGTATTTTATCTCCTTATTAGCAAACTTTTTCATAGGTAACTTGGATAATGGTACTTCTTTTTGAAATAATCTTAAATCTATAAGCTTCTTATTCCTTTCTGCAATCTCTACATGAGAAGTTTGATGATGATGCTCTAGAAATTTATCCAAAGTACCATATTCGTCCAATATTTTCCTAGCTTTTACAGGACCAATACCTGGTATACCTTTAATATCATCCGAAGTATCCCCCACCATTGAAAGGTAATCTACTGTTTCTTCAGGAGAATATCCGAATAGTTCCTTACAATTACCCTGATGAATCATCTCATCTTTTCTTGGATTGTTTATCTTTACGTCTTTACCGATAAGTTGATTAAAGTCCTTATCGGATGATATTATGATTACCTTCTCAGTGGGTTTTTTATTTAAAACTAGGTATGCTAAGAAATCATCTCCTTCATATTTAGTAGAATTATGCTTATCAAAAACATATTTAATTCTTAGGAGCTTAAGCATACCCATAATAATACGTTTTTGAGATTGAAGAGATTCATAATCTACTGAAATATTTTTCCTATGTCCCTTATAATCTGGTAACAAAGCATCTCTATAAGGAGAGTGTCCATTATCAAAAGTTATAATAACCTCATCTGGGTCCCACCTATGTAAGAACCCATGTAATGATTTAAAAAATCCGAATATTGCTCCACTTGGTTTTCCATCGGTAGACTTAAGCTTTTCGAATTTGTGGAAACTTTGATGAAGTAAGTTACATCCATCTATGATTAATACTAGTTTTTTAGCCATATGTTTCTTTATATTTATTATAATAATCAGATACTAATTGAACTCCCAGATTCATAATTTCCGAGATTTCTTTTCTAGTAAACCCCAGGTTAATTAACCTGGGTATATAAGACCTTTGTATCTCAGTACCTTTATAATGTACGCTATCTTTACCTTTTGCTTGAATCATCCTTCCATCCTTAGAAGCTTGTGACATATTGTCTTTTTGTGTACCCCAATAAAGATTATTTACTGAATTATTAGTAGGTACATTATCCTTGTGACATACATAAGGTAATCCTTCTGGATTTGGCAAATATACTAAAGCTACTAATCTATGTACTAACCATTTAGTTGTACCAATACCAGGTTGGGATAATCCTATGATATACCTACCATTTTTATTTAAGTGGGGCTGTTTTAAATGGTACCTTTTACTTAGTATACCCTTACCATTAACATCCCATCTTGAATATATTTTACCTCTTTTAGATATGTGATAACCAGGGTACCCAGGTATATTATTTTTTAGAGACTTATTCTGATATTTACCTTCTCCATGAGGATAAATGGGAGAAGTCCAAGATAAACTTCCCAACTTTACCTTAGACCTTGTAAACTGTGTTTTCTTGCTCATCTTCTAAAATCTAATTCGTAAAGTGAAACTTCTTGTATTGGCTCATCACCAAGATAAACAATAATATAATTATCTGCTGAACTATACTCGTCCAAACGTCCTGACTTTGCCTCTAATCTCAGATTCTCTTTAAGGTATTCCTTGATTATTCTCTTTATTTCTTCTTCATTCATCTTCTTCCTCCTCTTCGTCTTCTGATTCATTATAGGATTCATATTCTACTCCATCTATGGGATAACAGTTTTCTGTAAGAGCTTCTAGTTTCTTACGGGTAGTACCAATGGTATTTATATCTGCTTTCCTTAAAAGCTTTCTTCTTAAGTCGTCATCTTCTTCCAAAAGCTTTTGGAATTTCTCTTCTCCTCTTGCAAGAGTTTTATCCTTGAGTTTATATACTCCACCTGAGGATTTAACGATTATATCATTTTCTACCAATACATCTTCTAATCCAAAGCATCTATCAAATCCAACCTCATGGAACTTAGGATTGAAGTATACTGGGCATTTACTGATTGTAGGTCTTGGAGGAGCAACTTTATTTTTAATAAGTCGAATCGTGACGAGTTTCCCAGCTTTGCGTTCTTTACCCTTTTGCTTAACAGTGATAGATCTTCCTGAATAGAAAGCAGCTCTGATTGAAGCGTAGAACTTAAGTGCTGCGCCTCCTGTAGTTGTTGTATTATCTTTTCCGAATCCAACATTCAATGCAGTTCTTAATTGATTAATATAAATCTGAGATACTCCCAGTTTGTAGAATAATTCACTTCTGATACGGAAGTATTTATAAAGAGCCTTTGCTCTACCTCCCATCTCTGCCTTACCATCAACCATCTTAGCATCTATATTATCAGTACAGTCAGTAGCTGCAATGGAATCGATTACTAAGAGTATCGGTTCATTGTGAGTTAATTGAGAACGTAAATAAATTGCTAAGTCTGCTACTACGTCTGCAATATATTCAATACGGGTATCATTAACAATAGTTACTCTTGCAGGGTCTACTCCATTGATTTCAGCCCATGAATTCATCCAGGATTGTTCAGCATCTACCCATATCACATGACCCCCAAGTTGTTGAGTAGCATAAGCAAAGTTATAAGCCACTAAAGATTTACCAGAGGATTCCTCTCCAGCAATCTCAACGATTTTACCATAAGGAATACCCTTACCGAATAAGTAGTTCAAAGCAAAGAAAGTAGATGGTATATATAAATCGGTATCAGTTACTTCTGAAGCTAATTTAATCATACTCCCATATTTCTTTGCCATCTCATTTGCTGTTGGTACTTTTAAACCAACCTTAGATTTCTTTGCCATAATGTAATGTCTTTAAACTAAAGAAGGTGATAACAGAACGAATCCAATTACCACCTTCGAATGAAACCATATTACTAACCCTTAAATATCCGATTTGTATTTTCTTTTCTTTTTCTTAGGTTCATCATCTTCCATGTAATGGTCTTTGTGAACTCCCTTTTTCTTTTTCTTCTTGGGTTTATCATCCTCATCGTCATCCCCATGGTCTTCATTTAGATACTGTGAAAGCAAATCTTCCAACTCATCATAGGATTTGATTTGAGAACGAACTATTCCCTCAAGGTCAATTGTACCTTGATATTTCTTGTCCAACTTAGTTGGTTTGCAAGCACGAGCAGAATAAGTGGTGTCTAGTTTACCAGACCCTGAACGAATTACCTTGATATCATATCCAGTTTTTGGATCTGTCATATCACCTGCCTCATCTTCATCAAGGTAAAGGTCAATGATATCCTGGTATACTGAGCGAGGAACTAAAACTCCCTTATCTTTGCCTTCGTAATCTACCTTACTACCCTTTTCATCTGAGTAAATGATACCACCGATGACATATCTTCTTCTTGGCACCAAATTCTTGGCAAGTTCCTTGTCATCTTCATCCTTAGAGTTTTTCAATTCTTGATATTTCTCCATGAATGGGCAAGGTTCATCAAAAGTAGCCGGAGATATAACTCCTCCCAAATTGCCACCCAGGTAGAATTGAATAATTTCGATACCCAATTCTTGGTCATCACCGGGAGATTTAATTCTCATTCTCAGTGTTCCTTCTTTTGGATATACTAACCCACTACCATTTCCCTTGGATTCTAGCTGTTTCTTTCTAGCTAGCATCTTTTCTTTTGTAGAAAGTCCTTCTGATGAAACTTTCTTTTTCTTCTTGTCTTTTATCATAATGATTAGTTTTAATTATTCGGTTCTGAGTAAACTACTTCGTTCATACTCAATACGGTAAGAACGTTTTTCTCTAAAAGTTGTTTGAGAGCAGGAGATAGTTTGTCCGTTTCGAATTCAAGTTCTTTACCTGCATACAAACCATAGGTAACTATTCTACCTACAGCAACCAATTCTCGGTAGGTTTTGTATTCTTCAGTAATTTCTCCACTCTTTACTACAACCCCTTTACGAGGAACTCCCTCTTTTACTTGTTCAGGGATAATCAAACCAGATTTAGTTTGGTTTACCTCCTTGGGAGATAAAATAAGTACCCGGTTTTCTGTTGGGCATCCGGGTAATTCTTGATTAAATTTCTCAGCTACAAGAGGTGAGATAAATGTCATTGAATAATTCATATTCTAATACTGTTTTTAAAAGTTAGTAATTGTTTATAGTTCAATGGGTTAACCTTTTCTTAGGTTCGCATTAATAGTTCTTAATATATTTTCGCGTGACTCATAGCACTTACATATAGTTATGAACTTATTTGCTTTTTCTACAGCTTTCAAATACCTCTCATTGATAGAAGAGTATTTCTTGTTAAGGTTTGCCTTATGAGATACGTATTCATTATTCCATCTTTCATTAGCATCCTTATAATATAACCAAGCATTCGAATAAGCTTCTTCTTTTTCCCTTGCTAGAGCATCTCGTTCTTTTATATACTTATCTCTCAAAGAAGCAAGTACATAATAACTAGAAGGAGATTCTCGTAGCTGAGAGTTAATGATATTCTCATTGATAGATAATTCTTTTTGAATATCAATCTCAATAAGTTTACCTTCAAATTTAACCTTTAGTTTTTTCAGTTCCGTCTTCATAAACTTCTAATAGGTTTTTAAAGTCTTCTTTACTAAATTCCCCCTTACTTATTGCTTTAGTTACTTGAGCAAAAGCCATTTGATAAGAGAGTTTCATACCTGGCAAATTAAGAAGAGATTTATAGATGCTTATCTTATCTACCAAAGCCATTAATCTTAAGTCGCATAAGTTATCAGTACCACCTCTATCGAGTAATGCTAAAAATGCAGCCCAATAAATATGGGTGGCATCTTCATAAGCAAGTTTACCATCCTCATCCGTAGCCATTACTTTAAAAGCCAATCCCTCTAAAGTAGTAAGATTAGTTTGTACTTGAGATAACTGAGTCTTTAATCGGTTAAGTAACATTTTTTCTTGTCCACTCAACCTTAGATTAACCACATCTAAATACTTAAGTAAATTTTCGATAGAATAACCTAAGCAACCTGCAACCATATAAGTAAGGGCAGTTAACTTACTTGCATTATCAATCTCTTTCTGTGTTGCCATAATTCCATAAATTTATATTATTTATGTATACATAGTATCTTCTCTTTTCACTCCTGTAATGGTAGATACTGAATCTGAATGCTTTATATTAGTTTTACAATTGGGGCATTGTACTATCCTAAAATAATCCCCAGATTTATTATAAACCCCAAAAGTTTCACTGGTATCATATTCAAATTCGCAATCACATACTGGGCATTTAGCCCTCCATACCGTGGGCCCGTTTAAAATCTTCTTCATTTCCTTAGTTTTATGTTATTATACCGTAATATTTTATATAATACTCCAGTTGATATACCGAATTCTTCTAGTATATCTTTTCTTGGTATACCATCTATATACCTAGAAATTAATAATTCTACATTTACCTTACGTTCTCGTTCTTTACCAACAAAATAGAATCTTTTATCTTCTATACACTGACCCATATTCATCTTAGCTGTACCCCAATATAAATTACCTACCCGATTATCCTCTGGATTGTTATTTTTATGACATACTTGAGGATAATTGTTTGGGTTAGGGATGTAAATAGAAGCAACTAACCTGTGTCTATAAAAGTTCTTCCGTTTACCACCATCTCCTACTAAAGAGTTAGATAAATAACCATTATCTTTCATAGCAGGTTTTACTAATTTCCAACTACCAGTAAATTTCGAGTATAATTTTCCAGTACGGGATATGTAATAATTACTAAACCCGGGTATATTACCCTTTTCTCGATTTTTCATATTCTCGTTGATATTTATGGATTTCCTTTTTATATAGTTCCATAAATACTTCTGGTGAAGCTGCACTAAAATTACCAATTTTACGAGTCTTAAACTTATGGTATTCCTCCATGTACTCTTCTACCGAAAAGTCTGGTTTTAACATTCTAGTATAATCATATCCGGGCATAAATGGTAATTCTTCTGCCATAGACCGGCCTATTGTAAAATCCATTGATAGAGTTACGTCATCTACTTGGAAACCAAAGTATTTCTTTGTACTTGGATTACGTAGAATATTCCAGATAGTATATACTGTCCAGGTGTTTATATCTTGTGGCTTAGAATACATATAAACAGCATCATGAACTGTACAAGCTTCTTTCATCATTGGCAATTTCCCTTGTCTCATTAACCAGTATACAAGAATTGCTCCAAAGTTTGTCATATTTGCTGCAGCACCCTGACAAGGGAAATTCAAACCTAATCGGATAGCATAAGCAACTTCTTGTTTATCGTTAGAATATATCTGAGGTAATCTTCTCTTAGTTCCGAATAATTGGGTATAATACCCATTCTTACGTAAGAACTTCTCTTGCTTCTCTTTGAACTTAAGTATCTTTGGGTGTTTCTTAAAGAATTCATCCATTTCCTTACGAGCTTCTTCTTTCGAAACTATAATACCAGCTTTTGGGTCAGATAATTTAACTGCTAGAAGAGCATCACCAATACCATAGATAAGTCCAAAAGCAATTTGTTTAGCTTGCTTTCTCCTTACCTTCCATAACTTATGGTCTGGGTGTGATTCATCCTCATATATTTTAGAAGCTTCCTCAATGGGTACTCCATACTTTGCTGCTGCTATACCAAGGTGAGGATCTACTCCCTTGGCAAATGCTTCAAGATAAGTTTCATCACCAGATAAGTGAGCCATCATTCTTAACTCTGCTTGAGAGTAGTCGAATGCCATATATAAATATCCGGGAGGAGCAACTAATTGTTTTTTGATATTGGGGTCTACAGATGTCTTTGGTATCTGCTGCATGTTTGGGTCTGCAGAACTAAACCTATTAGAGTCAGTACCGTGTATATTATATCTACCATGTAATCGAGAGTCATCTTGTACTTTCTCCCACCATCCGTAAATATAAGTCTTATACATTTTCTCTAACCCTCTAAGTTCCAATAACTTGTCAAGGAATATTGCTTTTGGTGATTCTGGGTTTTCTACCTTAAGCCTGAGATTAGTTAAAGTTTCCTCATCCGTACTGGGTTTACCAGATTCATTATCCTTGATTACCTCAAAATTAAACCCATGCTTTGAATACATGAGTGCAGGCAAATCAACTGGACTACCAAGGTTAATTGGTCTTATCAAATCCTGTTCCTTTTTAGTTGTAAATATACCTGCCTTGATATTAGATATCTTCTGTTCCCTTGATGCAATCTTTCGTTTGTCTTTTGGGTCATTATAATCTAACTCTTCAAGTTCTGCTTGGATAGCTTCTATGTACTTATCAATCTTAGCCTGGTTAAATCTCTTTTCGAATTTCTTAACTCTTGGCAAGTCATATATTGCTTGTCTAGCAGCATCAATCTTTGGTTTATATTCTTCCAGAAGCTTTTTATTGAACTCAGTATCTACATATAATCCTTCTTTCTCTACGGAAGTAAGTACTCGAGAATTACACATAAATAAATTACGAAATACTGAATACATTCCCAAGTCAATTAACTTCTTCTCAAAGAAGAGCATTAATCTCAAAGTATAATCAGTATCTTGACATCCATAATGGCAAAGTGGGTCTAATTCTTTTTTATCCCAGGGTATCTTATCGAAAGCATCCTGCTTTTCATAATTACCATATTCTGGCAAATACCTTCTTACCATTGATTTTAGGTCATGTGGTTTTTCTTCATTGAGTACGTATTTTGCAAGCATACCATCTAAGCAAGTACCCCTATAGAATATCTTATACTTCTGATTTATCTGGTCATCAAATTTCCAGTTCCAGGCAACCTTAACTACATCGTAATTTTCGATTACCTCTTCCCCAAACTTCCTTAACATCTTTTTCCAATTCCATCCTGGAGCAGTATACTCTTTAGTCTGAAAATGGTCTAATGGTATAGAAGCACCAAATCCTGGCATCCAAGATACTGATAAGATGGTTGGTTTAAAAGATTTGTTGTATATGGGTTCTGCATTTGTTTCATAGTCACAGCAAGCATAACCAGTTGCTATACAACAAGCAATAAGTCGTTTGAGTTCTTTCTTGTTTCTTATTATCTTATATCTTGTCTCCATAATTATAAATAGAAAAAGGGACATACCTACCAGTAGCAGATACATCCCTCTTAATTAGTATTTATCTTGTAAATCTTCCAGATTAGAGCTCAAAGCTAACCAATCCTTCTTATAAGCATGGAGAGAATCGATGGTATGATACAAATACCCAGGTTTAATTCCAACCTCTTGAGCAACATATTCCATAAGTCTCCATGCAAGGTATACGTCATTACCAAAGTGAGTAACAAAATCTGAACTCCTTTGGTGATAACAAATATGTAATACCTTTTCTCCCTTACCATTCTCTCGGATAAAGAAATCATAATACATAGAACATGGGATACGTTTGCTACCATCGAGATATCTTAAGTCTGAACCAAAGAATATTGGGAGTACGGCTTTCCGAGTATCACTATCCTTTTTAAGCAATTCGATAACCGTTTGTAGATGATATTCAGAATTGAACGGTAGTTTACCACCAACTGGGAATTCTTTCCAAATTCTCTCTGGGTAGGTATAATCAAACTTACCATCTACCAAGAACTGTTCCCATAAATCCTTTCTCAATTTCCAAGCTTCTCCTGGGTTATAATCGTACCAACCAATTCTTTCCTTAAGTTCGGCATCTGCCCATTCTTTTGACTTTGAGAATATAAACAACCATACTGGGTCTCCCAAGGATGTCAAGCAATATTGTTGGCAAATTACTTCCTTGGTTATAAAGTCATCATTACCCTCAATGACTTTATTCTGATAGGTCTTTGGTTTTACAGTTTGACCATAACTGTTGAGCTCTCTGCCCAATTCGGACATTAGCTCGAATGAATTACTGAATATTCTCATTGTTCTTCTGTTTTAAGAGTTTCTTCTTATATGCTTTTCTCTGAGAGTAAGAGATTACATTCTCTGGGTACTCAATATCTTCATACTCGAGAAGTAATTCTTTTGCTTTCATTGATTTATATGTTTCCTCATATAAGTCTGGTCTGAGTACTTTGAAACTTCTAAAAAATACCTTGAAAGATGAGAAGTCTTTCTCTTGGCCATTCTTAAATTTCTTCCATATCTCTTTTACCCTTTTATTCCAAGCATTCTCTTCTGCCCCTTTGAGTACTTTCTTCAAGGGTTTATGAGTATGATACATCAAGAGGGTCTCTACATTCCCGTACATCTGTGTCGCAAATAGGTTGATTTGTACTGACTGGTCTGGCCCATACACATATTCTGCCATCCGTTGAATCAATAGGAAGTCGAATATCAACCGCTTGGTAATTTCCGAAGCCCTGATTACCATTGTAATAACTGGTATGTCTTCCCCAAACCTTTTCGAAAATGTTGCAGCTATCAAACATTGTTTTCCATTATCATGATGATTATTAAACATATAGGTTATATTGTAATTCTGATTGTACTTATTTCTCAGTACTCTCAGTTTACTACGCAACAAGTCAAGCTTATTAAAATCTATGTAGTTATTCAATAAGCTAGTCCACTTAGTTTCTTTGTAATTGAAACACCTACCATAATCAAATTCGGGGTCTACCCAAGCCTTTCGTATTTTAATAAATACGTTATATACTACGGCTACCCCAGAATTTGCTATTGCCCCTTTCTCAAAGAGAGCTGGGTCTAATCGAAGGAATCCTTCATTTAGTTTTTCCCATGCTTCTTGAGATGTGGCGAATTCTAACGAATGGAGGGACTCCTCCGCATTAAGCTGAAGCCCCTCTAATTTCTTATTCCATCCACTCATATCAATAATTGGTATTCTGTCTCCAGAGATTTAACCTTTGTTTCTTATAGAATAACCTAAATAGGTTTTCATCTGTAAACCCATTCAATGCAAGGAATCCCATATACAAGTAGAATGATTTTACCAAAGCCTCCTGATAATCTAATTCCTTAGTCATCACTTGAGTTTGTTTCCAAGGCCTTGACTTTAATAGGTTTCTGGCCTTGTTCAATTCGTATATAACATCGAACAAGTGTAATTTCTCATCCTCATGTAGTACTTCGTTCAGATTATGGAATCCTGGTGTATATTGTATCACTGATTCATAATTCGGAGTATGAGATGGGTGAATTACACAGTACCCAATCCTTTGCCCAGGATATTCGCTCTCTCCTGAAATTAATATTTCCTTAACTCCAATGGCCATTACATCAAACAAGCTCTTTGCATTCTTATAGCTAAGAATATCTTCAGGAAGAATATTTGAATAAGCTAGAAGAGTAATATAGAAACCAATTGCATCAGCCTGTTCCTCATTTGCATTAGCTAAATGATTTAGTACTTCTTGATACTCCTCTTCGGTGAGATTATCAATATTCCAACCATATTTCTTAGTGAGTGTTACAGCAGCATCGGTTGATTCAAAACCTTCGGTGAGTTCTTCAATAACTCTACCAATAAAGTCCTTCAAAATAACTTGGCTTTTTGAGTTATTGATATCCAAAGGATATACAGGTAATTTTTCTATATTCCTATAACCTTCGAATTGCTCAATGCCAAGCTTATAAATTTCCTGGAGTATGTTTCCTTGTGATACCTCAGGTACTGCTCCTTTTATATTCCTGATATCCAAAATCTTTAATTTTTATAATAAATACCTTTAAGGTAATTACCAATCGTAGCATTACTAACTCTCAACCTTTTAGCTATATACCGATTAGTATTACCTCTTAACTTAAGTCTATCTATACGCCTAACTTTGCGTAAACTAAGAGAAGCATTTGGTGATTCTATACCAAATCTATGTACACCATACATAGGATTATCTTTACCACTTACTTTTAACCTACCCTTAGATATGGCATCCCTTACATTATCTTTCTGAGTACCCCACTTAAGATTACTTACCTTGTTATTCAAAGGGTTGTCATCCAAGTGCATTACTACTGGTAAATTATTAGGGTTAGGTATATAAGCTTCTGCTACTAATCTATGTATTTTCACATTCTTAGATAAATTACCATTACGTAATTTAGTACGTTCGTATCTCTTATGGTAAAAGGTTTTCACTGGGTGACCCTTATTATAAAGTTTACCCTCTTTAGATATATGATAACCTGGGAATCCCGGTATATTATCTTCCATAGTTATCTATCTCCTGTTGAACCAAAACCATTTGCTCCTCTACTTCCCCACATTTGAGATTCAGAATAATACTCCTCTTGTTGAATCTCCTCAGGCTCGGTAAGATATACAGGAACATGTATAAACTGTACAACCTTTTTCCCAGCTTCCAACCTAACAAGATAATTAGAGGTATTTACTATCCCAATATGTACTTCACCTACATAGGGAGAATCTACAATCTCGGCAGTAAAAATAAGACCTTGATTTGTAGAAATACCTGATTTGTTTGCAGCCATAAGCATAGATTCCCTTGGTTCAATCAATACCTTGATACCTGATGGGATTAGTACTCGGCAATGAGGTGGTATCTCTATTACCTGAATATAATTTGTGTTTAAATCACAAGCATACCGAATTTGCTGTTCGGTATTTACCGAAGTACCCATCAATTCAATTGGGGTAAGGTTAGTTGGGATATAAAAATCTAAACCGGCATCTCCGGCATTGCCTCTTGAAGGTGAGGGGACCTCTCTTACTTTTGTAAATCTCAATTTGTTCATACGTTAATTCCTATTTTAGTTAGTAATTGTCCAAAGGTTAATCCTCTTTGAGGAATGATACCAAGTGAATGACAGATTCGGTTCACATCCTTTTCACCCTCCATACAAATTTCAGAGAGTACATCATTCTGTTTTACGAAATAGTTTGGGTTGTTAAGGTATATCTTAAGCATTGCCCATATCATATCAAGCTTTTTCATTGCACTCTCTATAAAGTTCTCTAATACGTTTCTTAGGTACTTCGAATTTCTCAACCGTTTTTGAAATAATCTCTTTTCTGTCTTTCCCTTTCCGAATCAAGCCTCGGATGTATTTCTTGATACCAACCGTGTCTTCTAATACATCCAAATCTTTGTATTGATTTCTCTGTTCTAACTCTTTCCTTGTAACGTTCAGATTCTGGGACATCTTGAACGCACATAGTTCTGAATCCCCACATAGTTTACATTCTTTAGTTGATAAATCATACCCAATACCAAAGCATGGGTCTCCATTAGTACCAAGCTGAGATACATCCAAAGGAGTAAGTATATCCTGCTTAGATAGGTCTGGTAGTTGTTTCTTTTTCTTAGCCATTAGTCATCTATTTTTTTTTCGGTTAAATATACACTATCGAACTGTTTCTCATCCATCTGTAGATAAGAAAAACCGATATTATTAATAAATAGTTCCCTGAGTTCCTCTAATTGTTGGTATGTACCATCCTCTGAATCTTGACATACTTTGATTATCAGACCTGAGCAGAAGTATAACTGAAAGTAATAAACCGTAGTTTCTACGTTAAACCGAGTACTCTTAATATCAGTAATCCATACCAAGTCCCTACAATTGAATACATTAGTGGGATTAGTATTTACTGGCTTAGTAAACCATTTTATTATTCTTTGTAATATCATAATGAATCTGTTAATGGGTGTTCTGTATGCCCATCTTTTTTGCAATGAGGGCAAATATAATAATCAATGAAGATACCTCGTGAATAATTTCTATTCCACTTCTTTCTATGTGCTCTCTTTTTACAGAAGTCACATTTCCAATAAGTATCAAGGTATATCGAATATCCTATTAGGAGTATTCCTATAATTATAAAGTATTTCATATCTTAATGCCTTATGTCCTTTATTCGTAATATACCTTTCCTCCTACGGAGAAAAAGTATATACTCATAGTACTTCTAGTTAACTGTTAGTAAGGCTATGGTTAGGATGTTTCTTCCATAGCTTATCTAACAATATTACTTTTAGTTCTTGTCTCTGATAATACTGCTTCCTATGTTTACCATGCCTATCTAAGTAATTGCCTGGATAGTGAAGGTCATCGAGATACACTCGAGATTTCGATTCATCGGTTCTTACCAAACGACCAAGGAACTGAATTGATTTTTCCTGGCTATCCATGGATGCAGCATTAAGTAGATACCTAAGCTTAGGAAAGTTTTTACCTCGAGCAATGATTGTAGTTGATACCAGGATATCTATTTTACCTTCTCTAAAATCCTTCATTATTTGTTGTCTTAACTTAGAAGGAGTATTAACATGAACATAGGCAATATTATAGGCATCGCCCAGTTTCTTTTTAAAGAACTTATATAGATTTTCACAATGTGCAATATGCTTGCATACTACGAGAGCAGGGTATCTGCCTTGATTAAGGTTCCATAGTAATCTATTATAAGCCATTAACCAAGCTGTATAACAATTGGTGATTGAATCATCGTATATTTCCTTATAGGAAATACAATCAGATTCCCAATTACCATACCAGGGTTTACCAGGTACCATCTTTACAACGGTTTTTGTTGAGTAACCCTTTTTGATAGAATCCTTGAGTTTGAACTCAGCAAGTACTTTACCAAAGAAACATTCTAGATTCATATTCTTAACCTTATCCTTAGCAAGCTTACTCATATAAATGGTACCGGATAATCCTATACGAATTCGGGTATTAAACAATCTAGTGATTACATTCTGATATTGCTTACTACCTCCCTGGTCAGCCTCATCCACAAGTATCATATCTATTTGAGATAATTCCTTTTGATAGAACCTCATATTTCTTGAGATGGATTGAACCATACCTATAGTAAAGTTACTCCAGTTTAAAATCTTGCCTTGAACAAAAGTGATATCTTCTCCGGGAAGATATTGCTTAAATTCTTCTCTAGCTTGATTTAACCAATCCGAATCATTAGTTATTAGCAAAGTCTTTAACTGCTTCTTATAGGATAAATATAAAGACGACATGATAAGTGTTTTACCTGCATTAACAGTGTAATCTAATACGCCAATATGAAAAGGTGTATTCCCTATCTTATTATTGATAACTGCCTTAACAGCTTTCTCTTGCTCTGGTCTTAATTTATATTTGCCTATATTCGTAACTACTTTACTGACTTTAGGTAAAGGTTGTCTCATATCTACAACTTTAGGTTTAATCCCCATCTCAATACACATATCGTATACTTTGGGAAGTAAACCTATTTTAAATTGCCCAGTCTTGGTGATGTAATGAATCTTACCGTCCCAATTCTGCATACCTCTTTGCCTTGTACGTAAGTAGAAAGCATTCGGATGTCGAATGGCAAACTCATTATAAAGTTTTTGTGCGAACTTAAGAGGTAAGTCAAGTTCGCACATATTTCCATTCTGAATAATTATCTTACTCATTTGATAATTACCGTTACACCCTTAGTGGCTTTATCCATGCCCATTGCTTCCTTAAGAAGTTTGATATGATGTTCCTCATCGGCAATCAATTTCTCAAGGAAATAATTCACATCATCGTAATCTGGACGTTCCTCGTATTGAGCAATTGCTCTTTGAATTTTCTTGTAGTGACCAATAGTTTCTATCTCGGAATTCAAAGCAATCTTTAAAGCTTGTTCCCAAGTAGAACCAATCTCAATCGTAGGATTAATATTCATGGTAGAGTAATCCTCATAGGGATCTGCCTTTTGTAAAAAGTCCGATATCTTATCAAGGTGTCTCATCTCTACCAAACCAATACCCAACATCAATTCGGATATTTCTTCAAATCTAGAAGACTGTTGGGTATACATAATGATGGCACTTAGTTCTGAGAACTTGGCATTCTTCCAAATCACATAGAACATATTAATTATCTCATCAGGCCATGGTTCGATATCCTTAAAATCTGGATAATCCACGGATTGGTCTGAATACTTGAGGACATCTATAAAAGCATTAGCTGCATCCTCTACTCTGTTTCCGAAAAATTGTAAACCTTTCATATCATTTTCTTATTTTATCCCAAAGGGAACCTTCAACTTCTGGTTCACCTTCAAGTAGTTGTTTATTCTTATATTTATATAAATACTTATTGTATCTTTCAATTGCTTTATCCGTATACATTTGTGCAATATCCGGTAACCCATTACACCATGCAAGAGATTCAAACTGAGCATCGATGAAGGTCTTATAATTCCAGCCCTCCTCTTTTAGGAATTCACCTACCTTTGCAAAGTGTACATACTTCTCGGGTTGATTTTCATAAGACTCATATATACCAGTTGCCTTAGCAATCTTACCTATGAAATAATCATGTATCTCTTTAGTAAGTTCTAAATCTGAATGTTGTAATTCTATCTCAGCATCTATCTGATTAGTAATGTTCTCCTGCATGGATAATAACCTTTGCATAACATTACGATAATCAGTCATCCTCTTTAACCCAGTCTCAATGTATTTAATAAAACCTTCCCGGGTATCAAATTTGAAATCTTCACAGAAGTTATTACATACTTCTGCAAGCTTTTTACAATTTGCCCATTCTCGAGAATTACTTTCGTTTATTTTACGAACCCCTCTATGCTTTAACTTTATACGAGTTGCATATAAAATATCAGCAACAAGGGCAGCATCCCCCTTAGATGCTAGTAAAATGTTATTAACTCTCTTAGTATTCTTATTGTTAGAAACTAAGACTGCTCTATGATTTATTGCCTCCTTTCGAGCAATAACAAAAAAAGCCTCAACTGGGAAATTATCTACCTCTAAGGTATTTAATATTTCCTCAAATTGAGACTTAGTTATATGGATAGATGGTTCACGCATAAATATATTATTTTATAATATAATAGGAACTCCCTATTTCAATGAGTTTCTGATTGATATCAATTCTTGATAACTTTGGTACCTGGTAGCATATACTAACTTAAGTGTCTGACTTCTCCCTAAATCATTTACGTCTTTTCCGTCTGGTAAAAACACCACCTTGACTTTTTTATATGCAACAAGCTTGAGAGCCAAGTTGATGGCATATTCTTTTGCGTCTGGGTCCAACAATATAATAAATCTTTCGCATTGGGATTTAAGTAACTCATTGACTTGGAATGCAGATATAGCTTTGCCCATTGTGGCAATTGCTCTATCCCCAATTGTGAGAGCATTAAGTGCCCCTTCGCAAATGAATACCGACCGATACATCTCCAACGCATCATGATTAAAGATGATAAATTGTTTTCCCAAACCGGTGATGTCTTTGTCTGGGTTATTATATCTGGGCCCTTTGCCGATAACATTTCGAGCATTGTAATACCTAAGTTGTCCTCGATAATAAAACGGGATGATAAGGTACCCATATGTTGAGCCGCTTGTTCCATAGCCGATACCGTATCTTGAAAACTTCTCGAGGCTAAATCCGCGTTTCTTGATATATCCCCGAATGCTTTTTGCAAGTTGGCTATCCCCGAGCGAAATGTTTCTAAATCCCTCAGGGAGATATACTGGCTTACTTTCGGCAAGTTCGATTTTCTCTTCCTTAAACTGTAGTTCATCAAATTGTCCATTGTTCAAAAAATTAATTAGTTCATGGTACTCAGTAAATCCTTCTATGTCCATTATTAGTTGAGCAGGAGAAGGATGGGCATTACATCTAAAACAATTGGTTCTATACATAGAAAGGTTAACTCCCAACTTATGTTCTCTCCCACAATAGGGGCAAGTGGGAATGCGTAACCATCCGTGCTTATAATCGAATGCTCCCAATCGTTTAATAAAGTATGTCCTTAGTCTAGATTTAAACTGGTTTGTTATTTTCATAAACTTCTATTTAAGTAGTGACTAATACTAGCTTTACTTAGCTTATACTTTTCTCCCAATTCTTTATTGGAGTAACCCTTGGCTTTATCCCTAATTAACTCTCGTACCCTATCATGTCCTAATCTATATCTCTTTTTAGTTTCTTTAACGTATCTATGAATATGGGTTATATTGTATTTCTGTTTTAGTTCCTTTATAGTAACACCGTTTAAATAATCTTTATTAAGATTAAGTATATCCTTTCTAGATATGGGTACTTTACCTTGAGGTCTAAATCTATTATCCCTGATACACTGTTGTATATTTTCTTTCTGTGTACCCCAATAAAGATTAGTATGTATATTATTGCAAGGGTTATTATCTTTATGACATACATGAGGTTTACTCTCTGGGTTAGGTACCCAAGCTAAGGCTACTAATCTAGAAGCCTGAATCCTTTTATGTTTATTACTATCTCTTAATATATGATATATCCTACCCCGATTGATGGTACCTTTTAATAACATCCATACTTTTCTTTTAGGGTAGTATCTATATAACCTACTTCTCTTAGAAATATAATAATCTGGCCACCCTACTATATTAGAGATTAACTTTCTTTTAGATATCACCTGATTTCTTCTCATACTTTTCTTTATTTGCAGAGGGATTATCTTTAGAACTCTTCATCATAGAATCTAATACTCCAGAATACACTTCATCATATTGTTTACGTTGTTCCCTTGTAAATTCCGTACATCTTTGCCTTTCGACATCGCATTTGAATAATGCTCTACCGGAAGGAAGACCATCCCTTTGTACTACTATCTCAGCTCGAAGAATATTATCTTTTTCTTCTTGCTCAGTAGAGTTAAGACCCATGATAACCTGGGCATTACGAACAATGGCAATTGAACCAGAGATATCATTCTCATCATACCGAGTAAGCCTATGCTTTTTACCTTCACGAGTAATGTGATGAGCAGTCCATATAATGTCTAAATGTAATTCCTCTGCCAGATTCTGAAGATCTACGTATACATTAGATATTCTTTCGAAATCTTCCCTATCCCCCGCTATTGATGCAAGTTTACCAGCGTAGTCAACCATAAGAACTTTAATATCAATCCCTTGATTACGAAGTTGAATTATCTTTTCCCTTATATAAGTGGTATTAGTAATCATTGCTGGTACACGCTCAACCACTAATTCAACTCCAAACCTTGCAAGTTTCCTTAAATGCTTTGCCTCAAGTTTATCATATTCACCCGAGTATAATTCCTTCTTGGTTTTATTAATACTGGATTGAATAAAACGGTCCATGATTTGTTCTTGGCCATTTTCTGTATCAATATATAATACTGACTTCTTCATTCTGAGATAACCTCTTGCAAGGTTTACCATAAAGAAGGTTTTCTTTGCCTTGGGTTTATCTAGTATCACATTAACAGAATGCTCTGGATAACCTCCTGCATTAGTAAGGTCATTTAATTGCCTAAAGGGACAGGGTATTACCGAGGGTTCTGATTGTCTTCTAAACTGTCTCTCAGTAATATCCCGAATCATATATAAGGGTTCATCTTCTTTCTTAGGTTTACTTTTCTGAAGTACCTTTTCAATCTTCCTCGAATACTCTTCGTATTGTTCGAAGTTATCCAAATCGAAGGAATCATTTAAGTTCTTCATCTCAACATAAGTAGAGAACTGATATATCCTTTCTTTGATATAATCAGAATCTGATAAAGGTATATGATACAGATTGCTTATTATTTTCTCTATATTAGGTATATCATCCTTCGTTACCAAATCAACGTATGTTTTGGATTCTAGCAATTCTTTTATTACTTGCTTTAGGATATTCTCCGAAGGCATCTTACCTTGCTTTTTAAAATACTTAGCAATGCCCTCGAATATAAGAGAATGCTCTATAAGGACCAGGTAATTAGATTTAATCCTTTTTAGGACTAAGCCTCCTTCCTTATCTCTTAAAACAAACCGGAGTATCTCTAACTGAAAATCCGGAGTGAAACTGAATTTGATTTTGTCTTTAAACTTCTTCATATCTATATTGCAATATTATATAAACTAATAGATTTTGATAGTACCGAGATAGTTCTGAGCATGTTGACATCTATCTAGAAACTACTAATCCACTACCTTAAGCTCCAGATTATTTAATATTATTATTTTATATAAGAAAAAATACTTATATTTGCATAACGAATATTTAATAACATGGGAAAAAGTAAAGGAAATAATGGCTCAGAGCTTCATAGATTAAAACCTATGCAGGAATATGATGAAGCTACATTCAACAGACTTTATAAAGTCTGTAAGCCAGTAATCAGAAATCTTACCCGTCAGATTGATTATAAACGGTTTAATCTTACACCGGATATTATCCAATCTTATTTCTGGGATAAGATGTTATTTGTTTTCAACAAATACTATGGTGAATGTACTGAAGAACATCTTAAAGCAAGAATCCTTGCATCACTTAGTACATTCAAAAATAAATTGCTTCGTTCTGCATACGGAGAACAAGCAGAGTATAATCAAAGCCTCTTTAAACTTGATGACTTATTCGACAATGACAAAGAATTAGAGGATGATACCGAAGAAGAGAAAGCTAAATCAGAAATGCTTGATATGATGTATACTTATATGAAGGATAAGCTTTCTCCAGATGCCTATCTTTTGTTTGAGGTATTAATTACTCCTCCCCCTTTTATCAAGGAAAGGCTTGAAAATAGTACTCGAATAACTAATATAATGCTTATCGAATTTTTCGAAATGCCTAAGACTAATGAATCTATGAGATATATATCAGAACTTAGACAAGATATACAATATTGGGAAGACCGAGCTAAAGAAGAACTTAAGTATTAACACAAAAGAAAAGGGGCGTTTCCCAACGTCCCTCTCCCAATTAATTTTTACTACGCAAAACACAGATTGTAAACAAATGTTTACTCTTAAACAATACAAATAATACACATGAGTTTTAATACTACTAAATAACTAATAACAACTTTATGATGATATCTTTTGGATATATCGTAATGTAATAGTCGGTGGCAATTTTTCAATATCCAAAGTTTCTACCGAAGTTTCTTGTAAGAAAGATTCCCCTAATAGGTTCCAGCTTACTACGATAGCACCATCTTGAATACCCTTGGTAGGAGTTCCTCTACCGAAATCTCCATTCAATCCCGTCTCCCTATTAAAGAAAGATTGAGGACGAACGTTCTCCCAGTTATTGGCATCATCTTGTTTACCTTTAGATACACCAAGAGCATGCCTATGCTTAGGAAGGTCATCACCTTTAATAGAGATTAGGAAGTTGCCTTTAGTTGGAGTATAGTAATCTCCAACATTCTGTAACATTACTTCGTCCCCAATTTGAACACCTCCAGCTTGGTAACCAATAACTATTCTACCAGCTGCCTTAGTATATTCTGCCCAACCATCGGGTATTACATCGGTTTCCCAAAGAATAATAGAACCGATTGGTAAGTTAGCAGTACTCAGAGATTCAGAGAGTTCTTTTCTGATAGCCTCAATTTGACTATCAATGTATTGCTTGATATTTAACTTAGTACCCGATTCATCTACTACTGGAAAGCCTGAATTTATCTGTTCTACTCTTTTCACTGATTCTTTCATCATACTCTGGGCAGCAGTAGTATAAGGGATTTCTTGGAACTTACCTTGATAGGGTACGATAGCAAAGTTCTCATTTCGTTTGGTCATTGCATCAGTACCCTTACCATATACTCCGATAAGAACAACGGAAGTTTTATTATTAGAGTAATAAGGGCAAGCACTCTCTACCATCTCTAGAAGATTGCTATAGGTCATATCGTAATTAGAATATACATCATTATTAATGATATCCGGTGTACGATTCTCTTCGGCAATCGGATAATAAATATCCAGAGACTTTTTAAACAAGGTGTAGAAGCTTTCGGAGGATTCATTCCAATAAGCTACAAAGTCTACTGGATTATCTACTGGTTCAGAAATAGTAGTATGTACTGCAAAGAGTAATACTTCTTCTGTTGAACCTTGGGTACCTTGGATGTTCTCAATAGTAATCGTTTGTTCATCGGATATAAATACATACCCATCTCTTGAAATACATCCAAAGTTCACGTCTGGCAATTCTCCATCTTCTGAGGCCTTTGCCATATACCTTGCCATAATCCTATCCTTGATTACATTGGCATACTTACTTCCAGCAACTCCCTGAGGAGATACCACTAACTTGTTACCATTTATGGTAGCTGAGCCAAATCCACAGAAGGGTCCTAAACCAGAAGGAGCAGCAATTGCCTCTGCTGCTTCCTTTGATTTAATAATACCTTCATACTTAAAGTACGTCTTCATTGTCCTTAGTATTTTTAAATTGATTCTTTTGTTCTGACATATCCTTAAATGCTTCACCTACATCCTTGAACTTTAAGGTTAACAATTTAAAGAGTATTCTCCATATACTGTACCGTTTCTTAATACCATGTATTTCACAAATGTGTCCATATATACTATCTACTTCGAAACAGTAGCATATTACCATAACCGTTATTGATACCACCATTGGGTTCATCCCATAGGGTTCTCCAATAGCTTTACCAAGTACAGCACCAAGTAGAACATAGCAGATATAATCTACTATCTTGTTTAGAGTTCTTCTTCCAGCTCTAGATTTTCGAATTTCGATTTTCTGTAACCTACTTGCAGATAACCCAAACCATAAGTCTGATAGGATTAGAATTATTGCAAGGACTATCATCCATCTCAAATCATACAGGATTTGTGTACACTCTCCCAATATACCCACAGTGAATGTCTTGAATAAAGACTGAGTTGTGGTTTCTGTTATTCTATCGATTGTTGAATTTATCATTGTTCTACTATTTGCCAAGATTGATTACTGTAAGTTGTAATGGTAAATGTTTTCTCTGAGAGGTCATCATGTTCCCATTCTAACTTTTGAGGACTAACACTTAAAAGGTCTGCATCTACTACGGTGAACTTAGTTCTCTTCGAAGTATCTACCACTGATTCGAATATATACTCTCCAGCTTGTGCAGTTACAAATTCATAACCAGCACCACCTGCGTCATAAGTAGTTACTTTACCAACTTCCCTTATTCGACTATCGAAGTCAGGTTTATTAGAAGTACACTTGATTAAAGTAGATACCTGTTTAACATTCCCCTTTAGTTCTGCATAAGTAGGAGTACAAGAAATCTCGATGATTGTAGGATAATCTTCCAGTATTACTTGACATCTTAATGAAGAACCATCATCTGCCACAAAGGTATAAGTCCCAGCCTTGGTAAGAACAATTTCCTCATCAAGGTTATAGGTTTCCCCGTTCTCATCACAGGTAGCAGTACCACTTACATTGACCCCATTTTTCATTTCCTCAAGATGGAACTTACAAGCAGACTTCCCATCCAGTAATTGGTATACTGCATAAGTATCATCTATCTGGTCTTCTGGTAATGCCCAGTTGGGTTCTTTCCAATGGCTGTCTGTAGCATCCGAAGGTACTATCTTTAATTTATTCTGATATACTACTGGAGAATTATTAACTACCAAAGTAGTCTTAGCAGTAGGGTAAGCTACAGACTGGAAGGTATAAGTCCCTGCCCTATTTGCAGTATATACATAACCATTCTGAGCATTAAAGGTTTCCCCAGTTTCAATTACCCTTACTCTGTAATCATCCCCATTACCAGAAATACGTTGTATCTTTACTGTAGCTTTTGCAGAGCCATTGAATAATGTGACTGTTGGTGGGCTAACAGTAATTCGATATACTGCAGTCTTATCAGATACTACTTCGAATATACCTACACCTTCATCGGTTTCCCTTTTATCCAGTGTACATTTAAACTTATAAGTACCATAACTATTAGCAGTAAACTTATCACCGTTCTTAAACAACTTAGTATCACCAATTAGCCTACAATATAGTTCACCAGTAAATGATTCTGGGTAATTCGATTCGATGGTAAGAGTGGTAGTAGCATCTTTAATACTTTGCTTATCCCCAACTCTAAATTCAGAAGGTGTACATCTTACCTTATATGTAACCTCTTCTCGAGTTACGACAAAAGAAGTTTGCTTCACTGGGAACTCTACTACCTCGAATATATAGGTACCTGGTTCGGAAAACTCCCAAGTTGAACCAGAGACTTTCACCATATCAGTACCGGATAATCGTACATTACAGGTTTTCACGGTACCCTTATAGGATACGTTTGCCCTTACTACTGTACTTACTTTTAGGTTAGTAGGAGTTATCTTTCCAGTAATAGGGTCACAAGTAATAAAATATACTCGATTATAAGATTCTTGATTAACGGTGATTTGGGTTACCTTAGTAGGGTCTCCCACACTTCTAAAATAATAAGTACCTGCTCTGGGTATATTAAAAATGGAACCACTTTCGTGTTTAGTGTAACCCCAATTTATATTATCACTGGATATCTGATATCTTAGGTCGGCATTTATCCAATCTGAAGTTACAGTTACCTTTACCGGTACTTCATATACCTCTGAAGTAATAAGATTGGGTTGGTCCGGATTTACTAACTCAGCTTTAATTGTATACCCATCATTTACGGTAAACCCATATTGAATATCGAAAGATACATGATAGGGTATGAATCTTTTAAAGAAAGCCTCTACGGCTTCTCTAAATTTTCTGAAAGCTGCCGAGTTCGAAGTATATCCATGACCGGTAAGTCTAAAGGTTACCGGTATACATTGAGAACAATCGAAAGTATTATCATAGGTATACTTATCGTCATAATGGTAATACTGGTCAAAGTGCGGATTACCTTTTACCCAACCATCATAACTATCAGCCTTTGCAGGGTCAGTTACTACGCAAGTTAACCCATACAGCCTCATCATTATTTCGAAGAACTCAGAGGTACCTCTTATTTTAAAAAGAGATATCGAATACTTCAGGATGTTTCTTACTTGAGTACTGGTTAAAGTAAAGGGTCCCTCCTTTGGTATTATCCAAAGCTTAGATAACTCTTGGAGTTTAGCATCGGAGTAGAACCCATTAAAGTACTCTGCCCATTTCTGTGCATCTATAGTGTTCCCATAAGCAAAGGGCATTTCTCCGAGGAATTGCCAAAGGAAATTGAGATACATATCCGGAGCCTTATCTATATCAATAATGTCCAAGATATTCTCAATATCCTTTGTAATGTAATCTTCAAAATACTCTCCACAAATTTCTAGAAACCTCTCTAAGATGCCTTTGCCATTTACCTTATAGGTATCTTGAGCTTTATACTCGAATGGCAAAAAGTCGATTAGATTTTTGAGGTTTATCATTATACAATTTCTTTTACGGTTAAAGTCAATTGTGAAGCATTTTCGAATACCGGTAAGTTAAAACCTGGGTCTTCATAGTCATGGTTAGGTTCTGATACCGTAATAGAATATCTGTAACCAGACTGATAATTATTGTTCTGAATATCCAAAGAGAAGTCAAAACCATTAGCCTTATCTATTACCTGTATAGAATTACCTACAGTACCAGTAGCCATATACCCATTTGATACAGAACGTACAGTAAAAGTAGTGGATGAATTGAAGGTAATATAGTAAGTCATAGACCCTTTAGCCTTATTCAATTTAAACTGACCCAAGTTCAATTCTTTATTACCATAGATGGTAGTAGGCCAAGGTTTAATATAGAACTTAGTAAGGTGAAGGTAATCTACTGTTGATAAGTTATCTATTAAGGCATAGATATCTGATAACCTTACGCTTCCACCTATCTGAGCTTGCTCTGGAGAATAGGCATTGTATAATGCTGTAAGAATTTGAGTTTGTATCTCTGCAGTCTTATAAGACTTCTTACCAGTAACTTCCATCTCTAGAATAATCTGAACCTTACCTGCAGATTTAACCTTTAACCATGTGGTCATAGGAGCTCTTTGAGATAATAGATTGTATACCCTATTGATTAATTCAGAAGAAGCAACAGCTCCACCATCGGGGCTAATATATACTGTAAGCTTTCTACCGCATTCATAATCGGCTTTAGCTTTGTTTACCCCATCAACCAACATGGCCAAACTTTCGAAATCCTCTTTGGTAATTGCTACTCCCAAAGTCTTTACACTCAAAGGTATATGTTCTTTGAGCATTGTAAAGTTTTCATAGTTTGAACCACCTCCGGCATCGTAAGCATTACTTACGGTAGCATCAGTAATTGAAGAAGAGATTACTGAAGGTACAGAAGTGATAGTATTACTCTTTACATTACCCTGAGTACCATTAGTTAAATAGAATACTACATTGGTTATCTTTGCACCTGCTGCAGGCTTCTTACCAAAGGTACCATCCCCAAACATTATATAAGGATTGAGTGCCTCATCTACGGAAACCATAAAGTGTTTGTCTGTAGGTTTGGATTTTGCAAATGTATCTACTAATACCCAAGTTTCCCCACCTATCTGTAATGACATAGAGCCTTGTTCGTAATACTTACCATTTGGTAGAGTACCCAGATGAATTATAACTCTATCTCCAGTGGGTATTACCATATTATTGAGAACGCTTGCAGTATACTTTTCATGTTGTATAATTGGTACTTTACAAGTGGTTACATTTGAATACCAAGTTACGTCTCTGGCAGATAACCAAGAATTACCACTAGAATCTGTAAATAAAGTTCCTTGAGGTATAGTTAATTTAGCTCCGATAGAATTACCAGTAATACTTCTGGATAAGATTACATCTACTGTAGCAGCAATTGCTGCTCGAGCATGATAATCTACCAAAGCCCCATGTTTAACTACCGAATCATACCTTCTTGCCGTAGATAGGAAAGTTTCCCTTGCCATATTATCTACATAGTAGTGAAGTACTTCGGCAATTGCCGCAAACAATGAGAGGATGATAATTAAGATGTTCCCCTCCGAATAATCCGTTATGAGTTTCTGACCTTGAGGGTCTTTGAGTCCCATAAGGGATTCAACCAGCTTGGCCTTAATCTGTTGATAAGACCTCTGGTATGGATTAAGCCATTTATTTGTGATTCCCATATTATTGTGTATTTAATGAATTATCTGACCTATCATAGGTGATATCGAGGTACTGACTAGAATTTGTTCCATTTACTACATATGTTACTTCTATGTGTATTTTTGCATCAACTCTAGTAACTGTGATATTTTGGAAGGTTATCCTTTGTTCCCAAGCACCTATGGCCTGTTTTAAAAACTCTTTAATTATAAAACTCAGGGCTTGTGAGTTTGGTTCCTCAATACATTGCCATAGTTTACTACCAAAGTTTTCCTGTCGAAATCTCTGGCCTATCATGTAGTATAATATCGAACTTATATTATCTCTAATAAGTTTGAAATCTCCATTTACTGGGTACCAACCTCTTTCACCCTTTTCATTAGTTGTAAGTTGGATAGGATAAGTTACACCTATACCAACTAAGTCTGTAAAGTAATTCTTTTCCATTAGTGTATGCAGGTTTTATCTTCATAATCGTCTACAACGAATTGTGAGAAAGGTTTAGTTATTTGAGTTAAAGTTGGGCCAGAAGAACCGGGTCCAGTAGTTACACCTGAGTGTACATGAGAATTGAACATACTGCGAAGTTGTTCTAGTTCTTGGATAGTTTGATTTAGTTTTTCGGTTAGTTGGGCAATATTGATTAACCCTTGATTTTTTCCGGTATTTAATATAAGGGTATCACCTGAGGATATATTGATATCTTTATTAGCTGATACCACTACATTAGATTCAGAATAAACTGAGATATCTCCATTAAAATAAAGATTTAGTTTCCCATTATCATCGTCTATTACAATGAGATTACCTTCTGGAGTAACTATCCCCATCTTATTTGGGCCATCCAAGGGTTGGGGTACTTGATTCATACTCCAACCATGATATTCCCATAAGGGTTTAGTAGGATCACCAAATTCAAAAGTAATGAATACTATATCTCCTACCTTAGGGGCTAAGAACTTAAATCCACTACTTATTGAACCATGTTGTCCTTTCGGTAAAGCCCAAGCAAAGGTACCTCCCATTACTTCTGGTATACATACTTTTACTCTATTCATCTTCTTTTCGGTATCATTATTATCAACAACTATACCACGGTAAATAGAGTAGTACCTTCCAAGACCCTCTAGGCCTTCTTCGGTTATTATCTTTGCAGTTTCATAGCCCATAATTACCTCGCTTCCTTATTCTTGATATATTCTTTGAATCTCTTTATGGCTACTCCCATGTAATCGAATTTAACCCAATAATCATCGGGTACTTGAATATCTTTGATGGTTATCTTTCCGGGTATTACCTTACCTGAAGAAGTAGTTAAACTACCAGAGCTTACAGCTATACCTTCTGCTTTCTCGATTGGAGTCTTAGCCAATACTTCAGTATAATAAGCCTTCTTTCGAGCCATCTCATCTCTACGTTTAACATCTAATACATTTCCTTCTTTGTCCATAATACCAGATTCGATGAAATAAGCAACTTCATTGTAAGTCCAACTCAAATCTAATTCGTTAATATTACTTAAAGCCTTCTTATCTTTACCCTTGGAAGTTATAGCATTAGCTTTAGCATCATTAGCTACAACTGTTTGAGTAGATAGACCAGTTTTAGAAGTGGTAGAACCAGCCCTACTTGAATTCTTTACTAACTCCAAGTTAGTTACGTATCCCTGACCTGCATCCATAGAGTGGGTACATTGTTTTATATACCAAGGACCAGACCATCGTTTACCCACATTCTCTAAGATTAATACTTGAGAAGAAGCTAGTAAAGGCCTTCCAACAACTTGCATCTGACAAACCAGTTTACTCTCTGTATACTTTAAACCACCATTAGCATTAGCATTAGCTGCCCAAGCCCACTTATCTATCCCCCCATATCTACTGAACAAGTTATGATAAAGTTTGTACAGGGGTATTTCAACATTAGCTTTTTTCCAATGCTGAACTTTCACTGTAACACTATAAATACCCAAACTCTCATTTAAGGGATTTTTATATTTGATAACCGGAGTGTCATCAATCACCATGGTATATGGACCTTTCTTTAAAGCCGATATACCTCGATAAACACTTTCTTCATCCTCTAATCCCCAAGCATTAGCTCCACCCTTGGGAGTATGTTCTGGGTCAAAGTCTCTTGGGTCCAGGTCTTCTATGACCATGTATTCCATTTGGTCTTTACCCTCAAAAAGGTATCTTTCGTTCTTAAGGATATTGTATATATCTTCATCTAAGGTCTTACCATTAACCACATTCTTAAGGGCTGCATTTAAAGCTGCACGTCTATCAGCAGGAAATTCTTCTCTTTGAATAGTTTTATTTATGATACTTCTTACCTGGTCTGTACTAAGTTCATTAAGGAATTTTTCTTTACCTTGTCTATATGCTTCGGCTGGGCTAGAAGCAGAATATTCTGCTACATCTTGATTCCATTTGTCATTCAATTGTTTCCTAGCTTCAATTGAAGCTCTTAAGTTAGGGTCGGTATTTATAGTATGCTTTAATCTCATTTCCATAATAGTTGGTATATCTTGAGGATTATTTTCAGCACCATATTTACCTACTGAGGTATGCCAGTTCTTATAATATACCCCATTATTCTCATTAGCTACTATCTCGGGTAATTTTTCGGTATCATCAATTCCAGTACTTAATATTTCTAAGTCTTTACTTTCAGGATTAATAGCAGGAGAGAGTGTAGCCTTAACTCTTTTAGTTACCTTCTGAGTAGAAAATTGAACACTAAGTACTTCCCCATTCCCACCTTGATAAGTATAAACAGTTACGGGTTCTTCGTGGAATTTCCTATTATGTATATAGATAACATTATCTCTTGAATCTATATACCAAGGACCATTAGTATAACCTCTCATCTTCTGTTCTAATTGAACTAAGATATTCTTGCCAACTAATCCGAAGTCACTATTGATTAGGGCCTTCAAATCTTCTGGCATAGCCACTTCTGCTACTCCACTGTATTTATTAGCATAAAGTACCTTTCCAGTAGTAGTACGAGTATTCTCTGTAGGTACCTGTAGTGACTCATATACTTTATTACTTATTATTCGTTGTTCCATTACTGAAAGATTTCTATGATTACACCTACACCATTATCACAACCCCCCTCTAAATATGAAGATAAACTGTTCTCTGAAGCTTCAGAGAAATTATAGGGTGGCTGATATCTTAAATCCCCGATAGAGTCTATACACTTGATAGTTACATGAGTACCAGTAGAATCAAACTTTGCCTCAAAGTCCCTAACCTTGATAGTTTTAATTGGACCCGATATGAATTGACCGTCTGGGTATATGTATCCCCACTGTAAGCATATCACACTACCTTCTTGTAAAGCCTCTATGTCTACAGTATCGGGGTCTCCAGTATCAAATGTAATTGTAGCAAGATTTTCTTTTTCTTCATCATACCTATAATTCCAGGTACTAATATAAGCTCCAAGAGGTATACCAGTAATGGGATTCATTATTGGCATACCTCTAAAATCGAATAGAGCCAAGTATGGTTGGCCCATTCCGTTATATAATATGGGTTTTTGTTTAGCTGCCATAAGCGGGGATTCTTATAAGTGTTCCACTTTCTACCCCTTTAAAAGGATTTAGTATACCATTAGCTTCTGCAATAAGATACCATTTACCAGAATCACCATAATATCTATAGGCTATATTCTGTAAAGTCTCCCCATCCTTAACGGTATGTTGAATATCGTTTGAGGATGAAGGTACAGAAACTACTGGAGCTTCTAAAGAGTAATCACCATCTCCGTAATTTAGAGCATAGGCATTATTATAAGGACTAGCTCCCGTCAGATATTGGTTAATATCAATCATATTTAATACCTCCCGTCTTTTTAAGTGAATCCGAATTTATAAAATCTCCATAGGATAGATTATATGCACTTACTCTCTTGAAAATCAATTCTTGAGTTGCTGCTGCAGGCAATAACCTACCATTACCAAAGGTAGCTGGCTTTCCAGGTACCCTTATCCTATAACCATTCTGAAAGTTCTTCAGAGTATAGGTTGCTGAAGTAAGGATGTAATAGTGATTATCAAATATACCCGAATCCCCCCATTCTATCTTAACAATAGGCGGAGCCGATTGATAACCGTTAGCTTTAGTCCAGGCCTCTAATAACCTACACTTATTAATTACCTCCTCTGGATTCTCTGGGTCATTACAGTACCAAGATACATTGAATTGAATGATGTCCTCAGCACCAGTAAAGTGATACATAGGAGTATTCCTTCCCATGGATTTGATAGTTGCCCATGTGGTTTCTCCCCTGAAGTCCAACTCTGGAGGTCTATTCTGTAAGGTAATATACTGAGTAGGGTTAACAGTCATATTATATATCCTTACCCCATTCTGATATATAACACCTGCTTTAGCCTCGAAGTTTCTGTAATTAGTAGTATTCTTATTCCCCTTTGCTGGGTCTACTCCCTCACTCTCCTCTAATCTCTGGAATTGTAATTCCATTCTCCATTTAGCCTGGAGTTGTTTGTTTAGAATAGGGTTCTTAGAGGATATCTGAGCTTCTCCCATTACTCCATTGGGAGTATAGAGTTTACCCTTTGGAGCATCATCTTTGGGAAGAGTAGAAAGAGTTCGATTGAGTAATATCCGAGCTCTCCATAGTTTATTTAATGGACCCGTAAGAACACCTGCTGTATCTCTTGTAAGGTCATTGTACTTTTCAACAACCTTACCTGCTGCTTTATTTAATACTCTAGCCATAGTGTTTTTAATTTTATAATCCTAATGCTACACCAGTATAATCTTGCTGAGAACCCAAAGAATAATCTCCCAATATCTCACCATCTACACTGATGTTAATCTTACCATCTTTTAATCCATCTCTAATAGCTGCTCTCATTGCATTCAAGAACCTTTCTTCATTCTGAGCCCTGATTGCAGATGGGTCTTCTTTACTCTGAGCTTCTGTATTCCTATCTACTGACTTAATAAGACTGCTTCCTACCTCTATTAATAAGGGGAGACCGATAGTAATAGCTAACCCCACGGGTCCACCAAGTAATCCCATAAGTCTACCACCTACTGAAGCTAGCCCTTTTATAGCACCTTGCTTAACTACTTGACTACCTACTTGAGCTCCTGCACCAGCTAAAGCCCCACCAGCTAAATTACCGGCCATGGAAGTTGCTAATGGTACTCCAGAATTTGGTGTCTTAACATATATTCCGGTTTTAGTGTTATAAAATCTACCAGCAGAATTCATACCGATACCGCTTGACATCATTTGGAGTTGAACCATGGTTCTCATAAGGTTAACCATTCTTACCATGTGTGCTTCCATAATGGCAAACTGAGTATTAGTTTTTATTGCTGCAGCAGACATACCTTCAGTAGAAGCAGTAGCAATAGTCTGTAAATACCCAACAGACCTAATAATACCTCTTACAGTATTAAATCCTGCAACAATAGTACCTACTACTACTGCAGTAGCTCCTACTCTAAGACCAAAACCTCCAACCCAAGTTTCTGAGATAGAATTAATTACTTTGATTATAGAGTTACCCACATTTAGTACTGGGGTAAAGATTCTACCCAAAGCTGCACCTGCGGTAACTGTTAAGTTCTCTATACTTGATTCGAATTGGTCAATTACACCTGCATCGGTTTTAAGACGTTCTTCATTGAGTCGGTTTACTGCTCCCATGTTTTGGTCATAGGTAGCAAGTATCTTACCCATCTTATCTCTACCAGAAGCAATATCTCGAAGTACTGGAAGCATACCCCGATTACCTCGAACTCCGAATATATTGAAGAAGGTTGGTGTTTCGATTCGTGAAGGTAAATCTACTGCCGCCTTAGCAAACTTCTGATAGATAGTATAAAGGTCTATAAGATTACCCTGAGCATCGAAGAATTCATCGGGACTTAAGCCCAGGTCTGCTAAAGCGTTATAGCCTTTCTTTTTTTGATTAACAAGAGAGAGTTGTAAGTAACGAATCATATTGGCCAGTGAGGTACCTGCCATAGAACCCTGTATACCCATATCACCCAATACACCAATAGCAGCAGCGGTTTGCCGAAGGTCTACTCCAGCAGTTGCCATATCTGCTCCTGCATAAGATATGGACTGGGCTAAGTCTGTTAAAGATATATTTGCATTAGTAACTGCAGTATATAAATCATCGGTTACTCTAGCGGCTTCCCCCATTGGGATTTGGTACATTGACATGATATTAGTCATCAAGTCAGCTACACCACCTTTCTGTCCCACTGGCATTGTAAAGATTGAAGCCAGCTTAGATGCTGGCCCAATCATCTCTTTAATAGCATCGAATTTATTACCCGCCATAGCCAGGTATCTTTGTCCTGATGCAACATCCGAAGCCGTAAGAGGAGTTATCTCATTGACATCCTTTGCCAATTGTAACATCTCCCTTTGTTCTGCAATGGTAGCACCAGCAATTTTCGAAGCAGTCCAAACTTCATTCTGAACACCCGCAGAGTATTTATAGGCCCTTGCCATTCCCCCTACGAGCTGCATTCCGAAGTCCATTGTATTAGAAGCTGACATCTGAATACCTCTATTCCAGGTAGTCATATCATTCATCATAGTTCTAAATGACCCAGATATCTTGCCAGCTTCTTGAGAGAATCGGTCTTTTAAAACCATGGCAACACCGACCTCTACTATACTCCTACTGGTATTCATAATTTATTTTCTTTTCTTTAATTGTTTATAATATTGCTCGGCCATATCCTTGAATATTTTCCTTATCCTATACGGAAGACGTAAAAAGCCGAAATAATCTAAGGTTATCTCGGCTCTGGTAATATAAACAAAATCACCCTCTAAAGTTACTCTTCCGTCAGGTAGAAAAAATTAGGTGCCCATACTACAGGATAAGTTCTTTCCTCTCCAGTTACTGGATTAGTAATATGGGAATCACCTTTGAATACTGGGTCGATAGATAATATATATTTTCTCATCTCAGCCATATCCTTTGCACTAAATGGCATAAAGCTTTCTACCTTCTCCCATTTCCCATCTACTTCTAAATGCAAATTACGGCAAAGAAGAGGGGCATTCTTAGTTTGCTTTTCCATAGGTAGTTTCATGAAAGCCTGTTCCCCCTTACCGGTCATGCAATCGAATTTGATATGCTTACCTGAAGTTAGAGTGTATTCATGGTCTACCAATTTAACACCCTCTGGGTAGAAAGGTATAGCATCGGGTTTCTTACTAAGTTCCTCTTCTGTAGGTACTGTACCGTAGTCGAAAAGAAATTCATGAAGGTCTTGGCCATAAGTAACCTTACCACCGTTTTCATTACCCCAGTCATATTCAAATTCTACCTCGTCTCCCAATGAGAAAATACGAGAATTGAATATGATGGCATAACGGTCATTTACTGGTAGGTTAAGTGCATCCTCTACAGTTAACCTACCAGTGAGAGTAGCATTGGTTCTGATTACTATTGCTGCAATGAACTTGGTAAGGTTCATCAAAGTCTTCATGTCTGACATGTTGCTGAGAATATCCTCATCAGCTCCATTCTGTTCTCGGATTTCATAAAGATAACCAGAGGGCCCGGTAAATTCAAATGTTCTAAATTCCATAATTTAATATTTTTAATGTTTACAAATGTTCATAGTATTCCCTGTAACAACAAGAAAGGGGTGAGACATCCTATCTCAGGAATCCCACCCCTCCACCGAATCTTAGTGAAAATAGACTAAGGATCCACCGAATCTTAGTGAAAATAGACTAAGGAATTAATATTTGTCTGCAGTACCTACTGAGAATTCGATAGACTCAATGGTGTTCTCTGAAGCCATTCTGTCCAAGTCAAGGCCAGTTATCTTACATGGCCAAACCTCTTCATAGATATGGGTATTAAGAACTGATACCCCATCTTCAGCAAGTTCATTTACAATTGCAGTTTCCCAATATTGGCTTGGTACCAATCCTCCACCAGCAATCATATCCTGGCAAGAATAAAGCCAATCATGAAGCCATGTATCTGAACCTGCAGTAGTCATAAGTTTTTCTACGATTAGGTTACCTACTGTAACCCTACCTGCAGTTTTAACATCTCTATTAACGTCCCCATGAGCAACCTGGTCAATCTCAATATCCGGCAAAGTACAACTTTGGAATAGATAGGTATTGATAGGGTGTTTGGGGAACATGATGCTCCACAAGAATTTCTTCCGTGGGTTTTTTACTTTTGCTCCCATCGTTATATGTTTATAGGTTATTACTTGTTTCTACGATTGATACTGCCTTAGAAGCTGCATCAATTACAATCTCCATAGTTACCTCTTGCATAGGAACTACGTCCTTATACTTAAGGATAGCACGATATTTACCTTGACGGGCATCTGCTTCGTTATTAACCGAAAGGTCATCCCAAGAAGTTGCATCTTGGTCACCCATCCAGGTATACTCGGTCATAGCATCTTCATCTACCAATGAATCCAAGGTAGGTTTAACTTCCAACCAGATTCTCTTCCAAGTACTCCAAACGTTTGGTTCTTCCAAATATTTGTTAAGTACTGGACGAAGGAATTTCTTCAGATACAAATTCAACCTTACGATTGAAAGGAATCTTTCAGAATCCTGTTTCACTTGAGAAGAGAAGCAATGCCATAGCATGGTTTGCTTACCTGCATCTGGAGTATCTTTGATTACCATCTCATTGATATAATTCTGAGCAAGGGTGTTCAGTTCGTTATATCGAGAAGGAGAACCATAGTTCGGGCATACTGGTCCAACAGCATCTCCAATTACTCCACGATTCATACCAGCAAATGATTTCCAAGGTCCATACTGAGTAGCAGAAGCATCTCCCAAACCAGTAATAGTACCCACTACATCGGAATCTTGAAGATTACCGTTTTCATTGTAGTACTTAAGTCCACCTCCAAAGTAAGCAATGTACTTGGAATTACCCACGGTACCAAGACAAGTCTGTACCCAAGTAACCTGAGCATTGTAATCTCTAGCTTGAGTACCCTGGGTGTAATGGGTTAAGTGTTTTGGGACTTCTATGTACAGTACCCATTCCATCAATTCTTTTGCCATATCTGCAGCAGCCTTATATACCTTGAGTACATCTGAATCGGTAGTAAGGTGTTGAGAGATATGTGAAATAAATAATTGGTAGAAGTCGGTGTAATCTTTTACCAAATCCAAGGAAGTAATCCATTCTTCGGCAGTTGGAGTGGAACCTGCACTACCGATAGTACCATTAAACAGTTTCTCTGTTTCGGAGGGTGCAGCATCTCCCACGGTAATAGTGATAGCATTCTTAGTACCATCAATATCATCGGTAAGCCACTTAATTAGGTTTTCAAAAGAGGAACCTGCAGTAATTACCGGCTTAATATATTCCGAGTTCTTAGCAAATGCACTAAGAGCAAGGTAATCTACCGAAGTGTTATTGTTATCATCGGCAGTTTTGTAGGTTATTACTGGTCCCTGTTCAAGTACTTGCCCATTAGCTGAATATATTTTATAATACAAGGTATTAGCTTGCTTATAAAAACCAACCTGGAAAGTATTTGCACTACCAATTGGATCTCCATATCCCTTGGTTACTAATCCAAAACTATAAGTAGTACTACCAGATTTTAAAGTAATCAAAGCAGAGGGTTTAGCTGGGTCAGTTACAGCAGAAGCAACTGAGATTTCATCTTCTGAATCTTTAGCTTTTCTTGCCGCAGCCGGAGAAGCAGTTACTGTACCTTGAGTAGCTCCTTTGCCAAGTACTCGAATAACACGAAGCTTAGAACCACCTTGCAAAGCCTTTTCGATATTTGATACAGAACCATCGGGTACAATTTCAGAACCATAGATTCTTTGGAACTGAGGGAATGTAGAGATGATTTCTGAAGGGTCATCGTATGGACCTTTAGTAGTTCTAGCCAATACACAAGAAACTCCTAACATAGGAGTAGTTTGAAGAACGTTATTGTTCTTAAACTTAAAATCAACATGAGGTGAAGTTGGCATAATTCTATTGTGATTAAAGTTAATTACTTTGTTTTAATTTATACCTTAGAGTATTGTACCATTATTCTACCATTACATATTGGTAGCCCCAAGTTCCATCTGTACTTGGTACAAGAGTATTGGTACTTATTATATAATCACGGTCATCGGGTACTGTAGTCTGGGCTTTAGCAAACTGAGAACCTTCTGGAGCATTGGGTTGATAATAAGTACTGCTATTACCTGGGCCGTTTCCTGCATAGTATTGGAGACCTTGACCTCCTCCACCATATTGGAGAGTTCCTACTTCTAATCCATAACCAGTAGGATTAGCATTCTGAGTAGATAATTTCCCAGTTGGTGTTTTATAAGATAAATCCAACCTTGAGTTGTAGATAGTCTTACCTCTCAAATTATAACCTACTGGTATACTTGTAAGTGGAGTAGCAGGCTTTGCCTTATCAAACTTTACTCCACTACTACCAACTTTTGAAACCTGTATATCTTCTGTGTTCTGATAACTGGCTTCGCTTTCGAAATTTTGTAAATACTTCATACTTTTACATTTAGTTTTAACATTTCCTTTTCTTCTTGTTCTAACAACCCAATGAGAACTGATATATCCTTGATTGGAGTAAGTGTACCTTCTTCCAAAAGCTTTTCGGGAAGAATACCATCCTTACATACATAGGTATATACTTTTTCAAGTATACCATGTTCTACATCTGGGTGGTCATAGTAATTACCTACTTCAATAAAGAGATTTCCGGTAGGAGCAAGCCTGCCCTTACTCCATTCATCTAAATCATTAAAGTAGGGTCTTATATAGCCTCTAGCAGGCAAACCAGTATATAAGATTGTATGTAGCAACCTCATATCGGCTTGTGTTTGAGAAACTAGATGTACATCTATGGTAATATCTTTAGTTTCATAAGGAAACTCTGAAGCTTGGTAATTACCCTCCTCAAGTTTATCACCAATGATGTATTTATTCACACCAATATCTCCAGCATAATAACCCTGTAGTTCTATGGTTATTCTTGGGAGAGTCTTTGGGCCTTTTACTTGATTATTCCCTATACCAAAAAGTGGTATAAACTTCTTCATACCTTTGATTGCCTCTTGAAATCTTTTTTCGTTTTCTTGAGACAAAGGTAAGAAGTCTTCTGGGTTTAAGGTAAGACCCATTTCTAACATTGTACTAAGTAGAGAGATATAAAAAGTTCTTTCTACTATTTCTTCTGAGTTTACCATTAAAGTCCTAATCTAATATTTAATTGAACACTTTGATTGCCATTGTCATTAATATACCCATTATAAGTTACCTGAATACCTCCAAAACCACTCATTATGGTTTGTAAATGACCAACACAATTTAATTCACTAACCCATTGAGTAGCAATATTTGAAGGATAATCGGTAAGCCATACTTTAAAGGGTATTGGTTCAGAACCAATACCTCCAGGTAATTGACCCTCTATTGTCTTACTTATATCGGTTATCTTAAATTGTTTTATAAATTTAGCAACTTGAATACCGTTGATAAGGTAGTACTGATAACCCTTTACATTACTAATCTGAGCAGTACTAGTATTTTGACCAATATTTGGGAATGGTATATTCGGGGTTGGTTCAAAGCCATACTTAGTAGTTCTAGTACCTGGAGATTGAGTTATATTTAAAACTATCTCAGTGTTAGGTTCTTGCTGTGAGATAATCTTAACTATAGCAGTTCTTTCCAAGGGGTCATAGTTACTGGGGTTATGTTCTTGATTAGTAGATTTAGTTTTGATAGTAAGCTTACCTGCGGCATTAGCTTCTCCAATTTCTTGGGTTACCTCTAACCAATCTGAGGAGCTTTCAACTTTCCAATCTACAGCACGATATTCATCTTGAGGCTTATTATCGATAAACTTCTGTTGGTAACTGTATACACCTATTTCTAGGGTCTCACCCCTTTTAGTACCATCGAAAGTATGGGAAGTAGTTTCTGGAGTGATACTAAAATAAGTTCCCCAGGTCTCTACTATTTTAGGAGCGGCCTTTTGTACCAGAGTTACTTCCCTTTCTACACCCTGAACTACTACCTTGAGAACCTGCTCTTTTATATTATTCATGTCTTCGTTTACTGCCTTAGGCTTTACCCTAATAGTTGCAGTACCAGTTCCGGATAAGGATGATATTTCGAAATCTGCTGCCATTATATAACCCTCCTTATTTCTTTTCTAATTTCATTACGTATTTCCTTTTGTAAGGCAGCTTTTCCACCAGCAGCCTTAAATGCAGGATTCCAAAGAGGACGAGGTGGTAAATTACCATCTCTACTACCATACTCTAACATGATAGCTATCTGATTCAAAGTCTTTCTTGAAGTCTTACCCGTATAGGTAATCTTCTTGATTCCAATTGGCAATCCGACGAAAGTTCTTTTCTTACCTTTTACCAAAGTAACTGAACGAGCATATTGCCCCGTAAGATTTAACATGGTATGGTCCCCATATTTCTTTAGGGTACCAGGAGCATGTGGTGGCCATGATACTCCTGAACCTCTTGGGGGAACACCCGTATTCAAACTTCGTCTTACTATACGAAGAAGTTGATTACCAAACTTTTCTGTACCTTTCGCATAGCCTTCGGTTAAGATACTTGGAGTTTTGGCAATCAACCTTTCTGCACGAGCTTGTTCTCGTTTATCTACGTATATTTCTAGAGGACCAATTGGAGTCGATATTGTAATATTAACCGACTTACTTGGCATAATTCTTATTATTATTTAGGTTTATCCAGTCCCAGTTCTTGGGCAATCCTTGTTAAAAGAGTTTCTTGATTAGCAAGCCTTTGATTTACAGTAGCAGTAAACTCTTCAAATTCTGGAGCCGGTTTACTTGGTTCTGGTTGATTGATTAAACCGAGGATATTTCGAATACATATTCATAGGTAATTGTTGCAGCACTTTGCTTCACGGTGATAGTAAGTATCCATCCCTCATCATCATTATCATCTGGTTTTATTACAACCTTCCCCTCTCTAGCCGTTGAACTGGTATTTTCATCCACAGTTAACTTTATATTATAGGTACCATCTATATTGGCATTAAGACCTATAGTTACCTTACTTACCCAAGAAGGTTTAGATACTAAGCTCAGCCCAGAGGGGTTTTTAGTAGTTTCCTCAACCCCATCTACTACTCTTCTAGTATAAGCTTCTGCAACTATATTCTCAGTAATATTAGCTAGAGCAACCACTATTTTCTCCAAATTCCGGGTACCATTAGAAACAAATCTAAGATAATGATTATAAGTTACACTTACCCCGGATTGAGAAACTATAATGTCTACCTTTTTATTAGAATTCTTTTGAGTAAATCCTAAAGTAAAACCCCTTGAGGATGTAGAGGAATTCTTGGATGCAGTAACCGTTATATTATAACCACCAGTTGCTCCAGGTGTAATAGTACCCATACCTGGAGTTGTAGTAAACCCAGTAACAGTACCGGACATTGAAAAATCTACGGGTAGTATTTGGTTTTGCTCTACACCATTGATTACCTGTTTCCGATAGGATGATACGGTTAAATATTTAGTGGCCCCAGCCGAACCAAAACTCAAACGGCTTGGAGAAACACTAAAGTAATAATTATAGGATACACTGACTGCTGCCTGAGATACATTAAAAGTAAACTCTTCCCCACTCTCATCCTGAACTATTACTATAGTGCCTGACCTAGCTGCCCCAGTATTTTGAGAAACCTCAATGAGTACATCGTAGGATGTATCATCTATAACGGTCGCACCAGAAACATCAATAACCCAATCAGGCTTGGTTTTTATAGTAAAACCTAATATGGTATCACCAGAATATATCCCATTTATATACTTAGATTTATAGCTATACATTTCTACATAAAAACTACCATCATCGTTGGTAAATTGAGGTACTGTATAACTATCAGTTCCAGGAATAGATGGGCTAGTTGTAAACATATAGTTATAAGTTACACTTGCTGCGGATTGAGTAATGGTAATGGTTTTAGTAGTTGCCCCAGTATAGGTAGCAGTTACTGTACCGGTTCTACTTGAAGTACCAGTATTTTGAGAAGCTGTAAGAACAGTATTAGCAGCATTTAAACTAAAACCAGTACCACTTACACTTACTGTTGGTGTAGCACTTTTAGCCGTACCTGCACTTGTAGAACCTGAACTCCAATGGTTAGTTGTTGGTATACTTACACTTGCAGATATATTTACACTACCTCCAGTATTGGGGATAGTGTAATTATTAGCTGATAAACTAATTACTGGGGTACCGTCTGTAGTACTAGTAATCTTATTCTCAGCTTGGTATACATTTACAGATACTGATTTAGTCTTACCGTTCAAAGATAAGGTACCTATCAAATTACCTATTAAGGTTCTAGCCTTTGCAGTAGTTCCCAAAGAATTTGCACTAACTGCGGTACCATAAGAAATACTAGCACCTGAGGTAACTGTACCAGCCCCACTGGTAGCACCATTCCAACCATAGGTTTGTGAATAAGTTGGCAAAGTAGTAAAAGAACTTCTAGTACCTCCACTTGCAGGTATATCGGTTACTGCACCTCCACTTACAGTAATTTCACTATAGGTTAAATAACCTGCAAGCTGAGAACAAGATATGGTTAACTTCTTTCCTGTTTCTGCCTGAGTAAGAGTTATGGTACCAGACTTTGCAGTAGTAGATGTATTATTCGCCATAATTACAGAAGTGCCAGTACCACTTACACTTCCAGAATTTGCTCTAGTATAAGTTAGAGTAATTTGATTACCATAATTATGGCCATTTCTTACTTCTTGCTTGTAAGAAGTTACAGCAAAGGTTTTTGTACCTCCAGTTGCTCCAAAACTTAAAGAAGTAGGATTAACACTAAATCCATAAGTCCATGATTGAGAGGCCGCTTCCTGATACCATTTGATAGTATAGGTTTTACCTGAACCTTGTTGTATGATAGTACCGTCAGTTTTAGACCTGGCAGTTAACTCAAGATTCTCGGTAGCTCTCCAACCTGTACCGTCTGCCCAAGTTGCCCAAGAAGGTAACCCAGAAAAATTAGGTGCAACACTCTCTACAGTACTAGTAGCTACACCATCCAAATATTTAGTTCTAGTAGAAGTAGCCACAAACCAAGGCTTCTCATTAGTAGGTTCTCCCCCTAAAGCCGAGAAATTAAGAGTATCGGTATGAAGAGTAAAAGTATATTTCCAAGTTACCTTGTGAATATCTTCGAGTTTAACACATTCTGTATCTTTATAGGAACTGGCATTGGATAGCTCCAACCCCACATAACTTTCCCCTGTTCCAGTAGGGGAGAGTGCTAACAATTCAGCCTTGGTAGGACAGTCATTTGCAGTCTTACCAAGGCCTACTTTAGTTTTGACAGCACTCCAGGTTGCTATCTCTCCCATTACAATTATTTATTTTTAAGTTCTTGAATCTCAGCTTTCAAAGCCTTAACCTCATTATAAAGAAGTTTAATACCTTCGATAGCCAGGGTTGACATCTTATGGTATTTTACTTGTTTTACAAGTACATATTCTTCCCCATTGATTTCTAAGGTTTCGAATTCATCTGAATTAGGTACAGTAGATTTCTCTACTGGAGTCTCATCCACATATTTGCCAAATCCCAATGCTTCCAGATTCTGAGCAATAGTTCCTTCATCTTCTTTACCAGCTATTTCAAAAGATTTAGTTGGTATCTGGCAAATCTGTTCCAGAGTATGATTCAAATCTTTAAGATTAGATTTGAGTCGAATATCCGAAGACTCTTTGAAGAAACCGGAAGGAGCCGTAGTCTTAGCAAATACTACATTATCTGTAGTTGCCAATCCCAACTGAGCTCTAGTAACTACATGAGGGTTGTTCCTTAGACCTGCATGGTTATTGATAGAGGTTTGAGCAGCAGTACCTGCAGCCTTAGCATCGGCAATAGCAGCAGCCTGAGCAGTAGATACTGGCTTATTTGCATCCGAAGTATTGGAAGCATTACCCAAACCAACCTGGGATTTGGTAACTCCATGAGGATTAGATTTATTGGCAATATGATTATTTACCTTAGAAACTAAGGCAGTCAAATCAGTACCAGTATCACCAATAGCAGTATCAATGTAAGTCTTCAATTCTGTTCTAAGAGAATTGATAGCATTGGTTCTATTAGTGATTTCATTTGCCAAACCTGTTACTGTGCTATCTAAATTCGCCTTATCAGCTGCAGTCATTACACCTGCTTTAGCTGAAGTAGCCGCTGGTATGTCAAAAGTATGTTGAGTCTCATTAACTGAGTAATGACCCTTTGAACCTTTCTCTGCCCACCAATAACCAATAGTTAACTTGGAAGTTGTAGAAGTAAGGTTAATCAAATTACCGGCATTACTCAACTCTCTAGCCAACATGTGGTCAGGCAAAGTTGCTAACAAATCATTAATAGCCTTGTCGGCATTTGTTCGATTTGTAGTTTCGGTAGTAATCTGATTGGGTAAAGTAGTATCAAGTTTCACTTTATCTGCCGCTGACATAACACCTGCCTTAGCAGGAGTAGCTGCCTCAATTTGAGAACAGTGATCTCGTAAAGCAGTACTTCCAAACCAACACTTAAAGTTTATCCTTACAGTACTAGCTTGATATGTGTTATTATCAAAATGAGATACACCGTTAGTTTTAAGTGAAGCTATTTGTGTTTCTAACTCTTTACCTCTTGCCCCATCGAAAGCAGTACCAGCAACAGTACCGATAATAAGAGATGAAGTGTTACTATCTACAAATTTATTACCTGACCAACGGAATTGGTAAGAAGGTTCTCCACTTGTAACATTTACATATATTTTACCGGATTCACCAGTAATAGGCTGAGTATGAGCTGAGTCAGAATATAACTGTATGTTGGTTAAACCTCCAGTTGCACCCACCGTATAGGTTGCATATACCTCGATTATATCATCTACATAAGAGGGCAATTGGCTTGCAGGTACTGTACCGTTAGCATCCAAAGAAGCAAAACCATTAGCTTTACCTTTAGTTGCTACAAAAGCATCATGCTTAGCCTCTAGAGTGTTGATATTATTTTGGAGTTTCGTATCAAGAGCGGTGTCTGCTGCAGTTCTATCGGAAATCTCCTTATCGATTCTAGCTCCTAATGCGTTATCTGCATTGGTACGATTGGTTGTTTCGGTAGTAATCCTTGTACCTAAAGCAGTGTCAGCATCGCCCCTTGCCTTAGCCTCATCAGCTACAGCTTTAGTAAACTTAGTATCAAGAGCCTCATCTGCATCTTCTCTTGCCTGAGTTTCTAAAGTGATACGGCTACCTAAAGCACTATCGGCAGCTGCAACTTCTTGACGAATAGCTGCTGCAGTTTCCTGAACATGTTTGCTACGGTCTGTGATTTCTTTATTGATTTTAGCATCGAGTCTTTCGAACTCGGTGTCATTCTTACCGTCAAGTTCTTTGGTTTTCGAATCCAACTTTCTCAGACCTTGTACCAAATTAGTAGTATCACCTAAGTAATTAGTATCACTAAGGTCGGGTACAGTACCATCCTGAGTAAAGCCTGCAGATTCATTCAATTGAGTAAGAGCAGTAGCAGTTACCAATTCATTATCGGTTATCTGTTTCTGTACTTTACCAAAAGCCTTACTTACAGTATCGGTAGCAGCGATTGCCAACTGAGATTCCGTAGTACCGGTAGCCACTTGATACCCGTCAAGTTTGATATCTGTACCATTTAATACTGGGTTAGAATCTAACCTATGGGTATTAATAGTATGGGCATTTGTAGCATCTATCTGGTCCTGAAGATCTTCATCTGCAGCTATACGAGCAGCTTCCTCTGTATCTAGGTTGCTCTGTAAAGTGTTATCTGCATTGGTACGGTCTGTGATTTCTTTATCAATCCTACCATCTACTCTTTCAATTTCTGATTCCCTTTCGGAAACTTCGGTATTAATTCGATTACTTAATTCAGTGTCGGCATTAGTACGGTCTGTGATTTCTTTATCGATACGTTTACCTAATGCAGTATCGGCAGCAATACGGGCAGCTTCTTCTGCATCAATGTTATCCTGGAGAACTTTATCTGCGGCCTTTCTTTCCTCTCTCTCTGTATTTAAGTCAGAAGTATTCTGGTCAATCTTTGCTTCTAATCGAATATCCTCAGCCTTACGAGCAGCGATTTCATTATTCAGCAAATCGGTAATGGCAGTATAGTTACCATCAATGTTATCCTGAATACCCTGAATCAATTCCAGGTTACGTTGGATATTAGCAGTATTCTGAGTTACCAGAGCATTAGTAGCATTCAGGGAAGTTAACAACTCTGTACGAGTTTCACTTACAAAAGTTCTCAGCTCATTTACCGTAGTAGTAAGAGTATTACTCAGGTTAGTGAAAGATTGTTGTAAAGTACTATCCCCTTGTTCACGAAGATTCTTTTCGGCAGTAAGCTTATTCTCTAATTCGGTAAGCTTAGCAGTCATGGTAGCTGCAAAGTTTGGGTCATCCCCAAGAGCCTTAGCAATTTCTGCCAGTGTATCAAGTACCTCTGGTGCTGAACCAATAATCTTTTGGATAGCTGCTTCTACCTCAGCTTCAGTTTGGAAATCTGAATCGTTGAGTAACTCTGATACCTTAGTGATATAATTAGCATGGTCCTCGATGTCATTCAGCTTAGCAAATAAGATATCTGTAAAGTCATTTGAAGAAAGTACTTTACCATCTACCTTATCTACCTTCTTAGCATCAAGAGCAGCATCGGCATTAGTACGGTCTGATTTTTCTTGAACTAAAGCATTATTAATAATGGTATCTTGATTTGCTCTTTCAGTAGCCTCTTTATCAATGTTATTCTGCAATTCTGTATCACCTGCCAATCGATCATTTCTTTCGGTAAGGATACTCTGATTAACACCAGCCATATCATCTTTGTGATTCTGGAGGTTAGTATTAATCATGGCCTCAAGTGAAGTCTCTTTTGCAATAGCCCGGTCTTTCTCTGTATTGATAGCAGTAGTATTAGCACTTACCTTTGCTTTAAGTTCATCCATAGCAGAAGAATTACCTGCCTCTAGAGAATCAATACGAGCTCCCAAAGCAGTATCTCCAGCAATTCTGTCTGTCTTCTCTTGGTCTACCTTAGTATTAAGTTTCTCTACCTCAGATTCCAAAGCTTGTTTGGTATTATCCAACTTAGCAGTAAACTCAGTACTCAAAGATTTGTCAGCAGCAGTACGATCTGCTACCTCTTTATCGAGATTTACTTGAAGAACTTGGTCAGCAGCAGTCCTTTCTACCCTTTCAGTATTAAGGTCAATGTTGATGGTATCAATACGAGAACTCAAAGAACCGTCAGCATTGGTACGGTCAACGATTTCCTCGTTAATCATATCCTTAACTTCCTTGTAGTTATCCCCTACAGTCTTAGTTAAATTTGTGATTGCCTCTGAATTTCTTTCGATATTATGTTGGTTAGTAGCGATTGCCGTAGTATTGGCATTTACCTGCTCGGTAAGCTCATTACGCAAGGTATTGATAGACTCTTGCATACTCAAAGCCAAGTCTGAGATACGCTGGTTAACATTAGCCAAACTTTGAGTATATGCTTCATCAGCAGTCTTTCTTTCGGCAATCTCTTTATCCAAGTTAGCCTGAATTGTGGCATCGGCATCTTTACGGTCTTGGATTTCCTTATTAAGGTTATCTCTTACAACTCCAATAGCAGCATCACCAGTAGCAGACTGATTGTCTACATATTCTTTCAGTTTAGTTTCGAGAGCAGTGTCAGCATCCTTACGGGCTTGAACTTCAGCAGCTACCTCAGCACTGTTTGCTTCATCGCCTGCAATTCGGTCTTCGATTTCTTGGTTAACCTGTTCTGTGATTGCAGCCAACTTCCTAGTGATAGTTGCTGCAAAGTTGGGGTCATTTCCAAGGGCATCGGCAATTTCCTTAAGAGTATCAAGTACCTCTGGTGCTGAACCAATAATCTTTTGGATAGCAGCATTTACTTCTTCTTCAGTTTGGAAACCGGCATCATTGATAAGCTGGGAGAGATGGGTAATATAGTTTGCCTTCTCTTCAATTCCATCAAGCTTAGCTTTGAGGATATCAGTAAAGTCATTCTTGGTTAGTGAATAACCTTCTCGTTTATCTACCTTCTGATTATCAAGGTCTATATCAGCATTTTCACGAGCAGTAGCCTCTGCAGCAATAGCCTCAAGTAACTGAGCTTTATCTGCTTGGCCCTGTAATTTTACATCCTCAATTTTATGGTCGAGAACTAAATCCTGAGCAGCTCTGGTAGTAGCTTCTGAATCGATGTTATTTTGTAACACCTGGTCAGCTGAAGTACGAGCTTGTGCTTCTTTATCGATATTACCTTGAAGAAGGTTGTCTGCATTGGTACGGTCTGCTACTTCCTTAGAAACCTCATTATGAAGAACTTGGTCCTCTGAATGACGGTCTACCTTTTCTTGGTCAAGTTTACTTTGAAGAGATTGGGTATCAGCCTGTCTGTTAGTAATTTCCTCATCAATCTTCGAATCAAGAATAGTATCAGCATTGGTACGATTAGATACCTCTTCGGCAATCTTCGACTCTATAGCTGCCTTATCATTTATATGAAGAGTTCTGAGTTCGTTTACACTTTCCTTAATCTCATTGTCAGCAGCAATACGTTCGTCTTTCTCTTTTTGAATAAGTCCCTTGAGTTCATTTTCAAGTTCATCATTCTTCTCGGTTATTTTATCGTTAAGATCTTTGATATCTTCAGCATTCTTATCAGCCTTCTTTTCTACACGGTCGATATCTGCTTTTAAGTCTGCCTTAGTAGTATCAATCTTATTGATAAGCTGTTCTATGGCATATTCAAGATTATCTTGAACTGCTGCTACTGCTGCACCTAAAGCGGCTTCTGCCTCCTTAGCACGATTTACCTCTTCAGATAAAGCTGTGCGAAGTTCGGTTAATTTATTGGTAATGGTAGTAGCAAAGTTTGGGTCATTACCCAATGCTTCTGCCAATTCCTTAAGAGTATCTAAGGCATCATCTGCACCATCAACCAAATCGCTAATGGCTTTTTTAACATCTTCATCAGTTTGAAACTTCAAATCGTTTTCAAGCTGAGATACCTTAGTAATGTAGTTTGCTTTTTCTTCAATGCCATCCAATTTAGCCTTAAGCTCATCGGTGAAGTCATTTTTAGATAAGTCATAACCCTCCTTCTTATCTACCTTATCCTTGATAGAAAGTACGAAGGCCCAGAACTCATTGATAGTTCCTCCAAAGCCAGCACGAACAAAGTCATCATAGTAACCTTGTAACAACCGCTGGTCTATTTCTTCGCAGGTATAATACTTACTTACATACATATTTTATAAAATTTAAGGATTAATTACTGCACGTTGATGACCCAGTAAGAATTCAGAATCGATATCCCTGAATGGTTCTCCCTCTGAACCACAGAAGGCATTCATGGGTACATCCGGATTTTCGGGGTCTACATCTCCACCGTCCTCAATATCTCCCCGTATGCAAGCATAATCAGGAAGCCTATTTACACGGAACTTTATTACCTGGCCTATACCAGGATGAGGTATTATTTTATCCCAGATATCACCGAAGTAATCTTGAAAGCAGGTGACAAATTTGTTTCCGGTCATCGATTGAAATGCCGTTACATCATTGCCATTACCTTTCATTTCAATATGAACTCCAGATGTACCATTAAGGATAACCAGATTACTATCAAACCAGATTCCACTGGAAGTAGTAATTGGGGTCCACCTCAGTACTAACATCTTTGCCATATACTTAATTTTTAATCTACAAATTCGATTTTGGTATCTCGGTCTCTCTTTAGGATAATCATGAAAACTAAAGCCTCATCCTTTGCCTGAGCAGTCTGAGTATCTCCAGAAGGCTTATACGTTATACCATTAATTACAAACCTATCTTGTTCCCAATTAAAATCCCAATAACCTTCCGGTGTAAGATAACCGATTTGTTCTATATAAGATTTAGAAATTAGTATTGATAAGTTTTCATCATCCAATTCTCCTGAAATAGTTGCCTTATTGATAGGCCAGTTTCTGAAAGCATTGTAGTAACATAATGCCTCGATTTGGATGTTATAATATTTAGGTATACTGTCTTCGGCATGACTGAGAAGCTGATTAACATGTTTGGCCCAAGTTATGGTTTGTCTACCAGCATCCCAATCTAAGAAGTCAGTGATAATTTTCTTGTATCTATCCCAAGAGCGGTTCTTTACCATTCTCCAGGGTTCTTTTGTCATAACTTAGTTAGAATTGATTTCTTACCACCCTTCACTGGAGCACTTGGATTTGGCCCATCTAATACTCCAGGTTGCCTTCTGTTAACTACTTTTGGGACTACGGTTCTAAATACTTCATCACAGAACGGTAAGTAGATTTCCAATCGTGAAGCTAACATACAAAGGTTCTTCCTTAATTCATCTATTAATCCACCTGGTTGCATTGCTTGAGAAAGTGTTTTCCATAGGGAACTTGTAGCATCTGCCAAGGTATCATAATATTGCACTTCAGTAGGCCCAGTAGTGATTTGTTTTATCCTATCACCTCGGGCAAGTTCGGGTTTAGAAGTACCATCACCAGTTTGTTCTTTGGTAGAAGTTAATTGACTTAGGTATTCTGAAGTACTTGTTAATAGATTAAGTATCTTCACATTGAGAAAGTCCCATGCTGCCAATTCCATTATTAATTGATTTTCTAGTGCTTCATACCATAATTCATCAGTATACTTATCTGCAGGAATTAAGTGATTTACTAGAGGACCAATATAATATTGCCATTTGGTGATGTAGATAGATTTATCTTCCCTGGTCATTCCCTCTGATATCTCTGAAGGAATATAGTGGTCGATTAAATTATATATTGTATCGGCTAATGCCGTATGCCCATAATCACAAACTACCAGAGTCTTATCTACGGTGATATCTAAACCATTCGAGTTGGTTACATGTAAGGTTACTGTATAGAAACCGGGAGTTTCATAAGAATAGGAAACATGTCTTCCACCATTGAAAACCTCTCCCTTATCATCGCCAAAGTCCCAGTCAAAAATGGATTTGGCCGGGACTTTGGATATGACTCTGAATGAAACTTCCAGACCTGACGTAACGTACAAAAAGTCCAGATTGTTATTCATATTAGTCTGTCTTATGTAATTTTCATATATTACCCTTTAGAAGAGGATTCGAATTCTTCCAGCAAAGCCTGAATAAGTGTTTCTACTGTATCATCTTTCTCGGCAACGATTTCATGAAGACCTGCTACCAGTTTCAGTTCTTCCAGGGAATAGCCCTTTGCAAGTTTTTCAAGAGTCATGCCTTTCTTGAACTGAGCATTCAGTCTCTTATCCAACTTTTCGATGTCGGCCTCTGAATACTTTTCGATTTCTGATTTATCAGCAATGATAATCAGATGGCCAGAGGCAATTGCCTTCTGAATCTTTGGTGCACGGAATTGACGACGAGAGAGTTCCTTGTCTTCTCCTCTACAAACGGTAATACCAGTTGATTGGTCATGAAAACTGTAAGCTCTTGGTCCCACAGTTACTGTATATTTATCTTTAGCCATATTTCCTAAGATTTAAAAATGATTAAAGAGAGGATAGGTCTTTTTAGTTACCTACCCTCTCAGGGAATTTATATAGATGAAACCGGACGTCCCTTATTATTCTAGGTTAACCATCAAATATGGGTCTACGTTCATGAACTCGGGGAAACCGAATTCTGAGAACTTCTTGTCAGCAGCCAGCAACAGAGTTGCATCCTGGTACATCTTAGAGAAGCCAGTAGTCAAGCTTGCATAGATTGCCTGAGTCTGGTTAGAAACGATTCTTTCAGATTCAAGCATCAACTGACGAGCAGTAAGCTTAATCAAGGCAGCAGATGTATCAATCAACAGCAACTGTTGGTCGGGTGTACCCGGGTGAATGTAGAAGTCAGCATTCTTGGGAACAGGAGACTTAACATTCAGGGTAGCTTCTGTAGTACCAGAGTGACGATCCTTGAATTCCGGCAAGTTCAGCATTTCGATTGCCTGGTCTTCACCACCAATCATAGTTTGGAAGTTACGTCCCATACGAGCAGCACGTACCCAAATATGCAGAAGGTCTTTGTAAGTGATACCATTAGTTGTTTCGTATACACCGATTACCGGGGCAGACTCAGAGCCATCAGGGTTGTTACCATTGATAGCAACGTCCATAGCCAGAGTATCCAGAGCATAACCCAACTGAACGCCAAAATCACGAAGGTAGATTCCCAAGACATCGAGCGAAACATAGTTACGAACTTCATCAGTAAGTTTGAAACCTTTTCCGATTTTGAAGAGGCTAACTGATTTCTGTCCGAAGCTAACATCACCCAATGGGATAGTTTCTGCCTCATTAACCTTTGCAGGGGCAGCATCCGACATGTTAACCATCGGCATGATTGCTTGTAAACCATTGATTGGTTGGTCAGATGCAATGATATTTGGATAGAACGGAGCCTGGCGCATACCCAATGTGATAGCAGCACGGATGATTTCCGGAACAATCCAACGAATATTCTGTTGGGGCATTGTAAAGATGTTCTGCATCGTGTCCACTTTTGGATTGATGCCCATCTTTTCAAAAAGTTCATCTTCTGAAATACCCCATTTACCGGTAACCAATTCTCCAAAAGTTACCTCTACAGGCTTCTTGTCCTGTGAACCGGAACGAACAGCTTCCAAGCTTCTTACCATTTCCGGCAGCTCATTCATAAAATCCTGAGCCTTCAACTTTGTAATATCTATTTTATTTTCCATAACTTCTTTTCTCTTATTTGATGAGTACTTGAATTACCTCATTTGCCTCTTCTGCAGGATTAAGGGCAATGAACTGGGATGAAGTTGCTTGGTTAGCTTTTACGAATCTATCGTTAAGCAATGTTCCATCGGGAGTTACATAGCCGGCGTCGATATTTCCGTTTGATACCCAGTTACAAATCATGTAACCTTCCATAGCTACTGTTACCTCTACCGGGAAATTTCTTTGAGGTTGATAAGCAGGGTTAACGTTATCCGTTACTGCTACACCCAAATAAACTTGAGTAGCTGTATCAGTGCAAGGGTAAATCAAACCTTCTTCATTCAAAGCCACTGGCATACCCTGTACGATTTTCTCTCCAGCTTTAACATTGAAAGCCTGGTGCAATTTGTGTGACTCACTTTTGTAAATCACCGCTCTCGGGGTTCTTTCCCCAAAGAGAGTAAGTTGCTGAGGGTCGTTTACGATTTTAGTTTTTTCCATAACGCGGATTATTTATATTAGTTATTTGATTTTGTTTCGATACAAGTTATCGATTACATTCTTAGTACTCGGAGATTCTGAATTCCGTTGGGTATCAGTACCCTGGGTTCCAGTTTTACCCTCGGTATCATCCTCAGCAATTGAGGAAGCACGATTGACGTCCTTAGAACCACATTTTGAGCAAGTGAGAGGGAACTTCTCTTCCAAGCGAGCTTGGTAATCCTTTGTCAAGGAAACAAGAGTAGTAATACCAGTAGTCTCGGCATTGAGCATCGTAACGATTGTCTCATCTACCTTATCACCCATCAACTTCTTGTAAGTTTCTACGGCATTTTCACGGAGAGAAGCAATGTGATTCTTTCCTACAGTTGCCATTTCCTTCAAGTTAGCTACTTCAGCATTCAAGTTGGTAATCTGTTCCGTAAGAGAAGTTTTCTCTGTAGTAAGATTATCTACCGAAGTTTGCAATTCGTTTCTGGATGATACCAAAGTCTGAATGCAGGCAATTACATTTTCCTGATTCATCTCTTTACCTTCTTCCAGGGTAAGCATGTTATCCCCAAAAAGGCTTTCAAGAAATTTTTGTAATTCGTTCATGTTATCTTTATTTGAATGATTATCATTGGCATCATTATCATTAAAAGAACCCTGAGTATCGTTCTTTTCTTGATATGATGTTAAATCTGATTTATAATCAGTAAAGAAGTATTGCTTCGATTTATCATCTCTATACTCTTCATAGGATGCCCAAGTTCTTTTGGCAAAGGTTGGGTTAATGATTTTACCATCCGAGCCAATTTTCTGGGCAAATGAATCAGCACCATGTGAAACTAGTGAGGTCTCAAGGTAACGAACAATTTCAGTAACCATTCTACGTACCATAACTCCCTTAGAGTCATAAGTACCCAGTTTCTGATAAAATTCGTTATCTTCCATTTGGGGATGGGATTTATCCCACTTAAATTGTACAGTAACTGAATTACTATGAATTGAAGGTGGCTCCATAAGGATGCCTCTAGCAATTCTTGGGTTTGCCTTACCATCGATTTTCAGAATACCGTTGATACCAGCGGGTATAGTAAAGCTACCGTCTTTATAGGATTCCTGCCACATTACTTGTGATACAGCACCAATAGCATTACCAATGTTGGTTTCATGGTCACAGTTTACTGTTTGACCAAGCAACATCTTCATAGAAGCCTTTAGTACTCCGTTCTGTCCAAAGTCTGTCGGGTTCCAATTCTTAGATACAATCGTTTCTGAAAGTAATCTAAACATTGGTTCGATAAACTCTTCGTCCTTAGGAGTTAGTTCCGATTTGTCTAGGTTGGGATAGTAAGTATTATAATCTATATCCCCTCCCCAAAACCCAAATTGAGCAATGGAATCCGGTGTAGGATTTTTCCATTTGTAATAATTCTCTGAGAAAGCCTTGGCTCCCACTGCTTCTGGGATATACCCAGCCATAATGGTATGGCCTTGACCTATCACCATAGAATCAAGATGCTCTTTGTTTTTCTTTGTAAATTTACTCATCTTGCTTTAGTATTTTGGTCTCCTCGAGAAGGAGCCGGGTTATTCTTATCTCTTGACCTACGAGCAGATTGGTTTTTATCATCTTGCCTTTGTTTCTTCTTAGTTCCTTCTTGTGGGTCTATATTACCTCCCTTAGCAAATTGGTCCTCAAGTGAAACTCTTGGTTCTTTCTCATCAGGAGAATCATAACCCATTGCCCAAGCATATTGCTCTTGACTAATGATACCAGCCTTATACAATAAGTCAAGGTTCTGTATCTTATACTGAAGACCTTGTTGGATTTTAACTTCATCAGAAACTGTAGAAGTTCCCCAATCAATCTTCATCCCCTTATTATTAAAGCCTGCCAGACGCAGTTCTAGAGAATAAAGTCGGTCTAATACATAAGCTACAAGCATTTGGATATTTTTTAACTGGCTAATCATCTTAGACAGCATTATACCAGTTGCACCTTCACCAGTAGTAGATGATACCCCAATGATAGAGCCATTAACTCCCAACCCATTTGCTACAGATTGTTGGTTCATATTCCAAGGCTTCTCGATATTACCGAGCTCCTTAGTAGTAGAATTTAGTTTGAATTCATGGTCATCTATGTAACCAGCAACTACTCCATCCTTCATACCCTCTTTAACATTACGTTTGAGGATATTGAGTTCATGATATAATCTGGATTCATAAGCTTTGATACTCTCATTTGGCCTTTGTGGAGATTTCTGCATCTTAGCTTCTAAGAAACCCACCATACCACAAATCTCCATGATATGTTTGAAGTTAATCTTCATATCATTTTGTCCTTTGAGGGAATCCAATGCAGGCATAAATGGAGGAACTCCATAAGGTTCATCTGTATCATTGAACATACCAACATAAAAATAGGTTTCTGGGTTAAGTTTAATGTAATCTTGTTGCTTAACAAAGAAATTAATGTTCTTTTGGTAAGGAGCATACACCCCATTTAATTCCCGTTTAAACTTGATATGCTCTGGTTTAAGGAATAATACAGTAGCCAATCCATCAAGCTTGTCATTTGGTACGCCTTCTACAGATATTGCCCCACTTACAAGAAGTTGAACAATCATTTTGTTAACTAAACCATCTATACCAGCAGTATATCTGGTCCATCCCTTGGTGGCTTTCTTAAGATGTTCTCTCATCTTTGAAGCCTCTTCATCGGTATTATTAGGGAAAGTTACTGTATGACTGGTGTTAGCTAACTTAAACATATCTTGCAATGCGATGCCCATATCAGGATTTACTTTATATAAATCCCGAATTAAAGGTATCACATCAACACGAAAAGAGGGTTCAACTAATTTAGTCAACCCTTGTAATGATGTAATTAAGTTATCGCTATCATCGTCAACTGAAACCCTACCAGGCGAAATCGATGTGGCAGGCTTCTCCTCTTTATTAGAGGATGTACCATTCTTGGGAGGGTCTTTCTTACGTCCCCAACCCCAACTAAAATTGAAGTACTTTTTCATCTTGGTTGTACGATTACGTTAGTTTTTCCTTTCCTTATGTGATTACATATTGCTTTTCCAAAGATATCATCATCGGCATATACGTCTCCTTCAAGGTCTACATCTACAGCTGAATTGTTAGCCCTATGTTTACCCATTGCAACAGGTCTACCTAAACCATCATAAATGAAGGTATAAGCTTCTTGTACAAAGAATGGGTCCTTAATGATTACGTGATCTAATCGAATATCTTCTTCCAAGTTTTCTATTATCACTGAACGATTCTTTTGGGTGGTTAACCAACCAGGGGATTTATCCATTTCAGGTCTACTTTTACCTTTTTTCTTTAGCATCTTCTGGTAGTAGTAAAGGTTAGGGTAGCCTTCGTCTTGAAGCTTAGAAGTTACTGATAAACCAACGTCATTGGATTCTGGAGCTATTACTGCCCAGTTAAACAACTTCCCAGTATCACCAAGTAACTTAGCATAAGCTCCCACTGCCATTCTTCCCTTATATACTACTTGTTCTTCTCCTAGCTTATCCATACAAGTAAATGAAGAGTAGTCAGAAGCTCTACCAGTTGAAACGTCTGCACCAATGAAATATTCTTTATCTGATTCGGGTTCACAGAATTGTCGGTATTGACCATTAAATCTCTTCTTAATAACTGGGTAATCACTAAGGCAGTCTTCGATAGCTTTAATATCGGCTAAGTCGAAGACTGTATTACCAGATGATAAGAAGTCACCATCAATTTCTTGTGCAGTTCGTTTTGCTCCCAAAGCAGAAGACATTTGGTTATACCAATTGATATCTCGTTCTGGGTGCATTTGCCAGTATAATCGAATTGGGTTAAAAGGATTACCTCCTGCAATGGCATCTACCCAAGTTGAGTGATAGAAATTACCAACTCCATAGGGAGTGGAATTGACGATGGCAGCTCCACCAGTGGAAAGAGTAGGGAATGCAGCAGCCCAAATTTGAGCAGCCCATCTTACTACTGCTGCCTCGTCAATTACCAGAAGAGAAAGGGATTCCGAACGACCGGCTTCGGATGATGTCGGAATAGATTCAATAAATGACCCATTATCAAATTCTATCATGGAAGCAGAACCGTATTCTCCAGCTCTACCATTGATTATGGGAGTTTGAAGGTACCATGGAAGATTCTTGTACATGAACTTAATCTTCTTGAGCACCTTCTTAGCAGTTGTGTCTTTGATAGAGATAATGTTTATCTTTTTGTTGGGATGGTACATCGCCAACCAAAGACAGTACATAGAAATAAGTTCTGTAATTCCTGCCTGACGGAACTTGAGAATGATATTGAATCGTTGGGCAATGAAATTGTAGAGAACAGATTTCTGAAATGGGTATAAATCGAATCTTACCTTTCCTCTTACTGGATGTATCACATAGCAAAAAAGGCTAAAAAAGAAAACATCACTAGAAACTCGGGATAAGTTTGATAGCTCTTCTCGAGTTAAAGTAGTTCTAGTTTCTGAGATAGTCTTTGCCATATCTAAAAGTTATACGTTATTTGAAATTCGATGTCAGTACCTATACCAGATTTTATCTTCGGATAGTAAAAGGTATTGACTCCGAATTTGTAATTAAATCTCTTAGTCTTGATTGAAAGACCAGCTCCCATATCGAAGAGATTATTGAAAGGTCTATATTTGCCATAAATGTATGGACTAAGTGATAACCTTGCAACTTTCTTTCGAGTTAATTGACCTTCATACCAGTTGTAGTTGTACTTATCTAAGTCGATTGAGAATAGTCTAGTTGAATAAGTGTTAGTCTCCTTATTGAACAGACTTAAGTTCAACTTATCTTTCTTCAAAACAATTTGAACCAGGGAATCTTGGTTACTGATAACTGGCTGCCTTAGCATGGAATCAGGAAAGAGAGTTGGCTGCTTATTATCATGAACTAAGATTTTACCTGGTTCAATTTTTTCTGAGTACTTCTTCTCTGGTTTGAAGGGTTTCTCTGTGTATACTGTATCTGGGATTTCATTGACCGCTAGTTCCAGGGAATCAACCTCTCGAGAAAGTTTGTAATTCCTGAAGCAAAGGTAAATAGTAAATCCTAGAAGTACAATGAACAAGGCCCTCTTAAATGTCTTCATACTTGATGAATTTCTTAATCTTACTCTTCAACCAATAACGTTCTACTGGACTTAAGTTTGACTTAATGATGTGGAACTTGAATTGAAAAGTACTTTTGGTTTCAATAATCTCAAAACGTATCGAAGGTAAATTCCGATAAATAATCCGAAAGAACTTAAGGATGTTGTTAATGTTCAATTCGGTAATTGGGTACTTTGCATTAATCATTCTCATAATCCGATGTATTAAGTTTTCAAATTGAAATAGTCGCACGCTTTAATGATACTATCTATTCGGTAATCGCTAAGCGATTACCTTTATCGAACGAAGTGAGATAATATCCAAATATACTACTTACGATATGATATATGAATAGCTATATATACGCAGATAAATATATAGATATATATACGTAGTATATTATATATCTATATATTTCAAGGCACCCCAGAAACTTATATATAAGACTTTATATATAAAGCTGAAACTCAAGGTTTCTTGGTATTTGCCTTTTTGAGGCATTTTTTGAACCAAATACCTATTTCCCCTACTGCCCCTTTGGCAATTGTATACCTTGCCTTGTTAAGCCAGTAATGGTAATCCTTAAAATCACCTTCGAAGGTATCACCATTCTTGTGAAGGTAAATTTCGAATTTATCAGGGAATCCCATAATTGCCTTGAAGTCTTCGATTCCCAAGGGGTATCCATCTGGTCTAAATTGCCTATCTGCAGGTCTGAGAGTTAATGGGGGTTTATCATACTCTAATCGATATACTCCTGGAAGAGTACTCATCTTTGCAGTTTTGATAGGCCACTTCTTTTCACCCTTGAAATCTCTAACCCAGAGTCTATGTATCTTTGCTACTGTAAGATTCTTCTTTTTAGGAAGCTTCCGATAGTCATACATTGCCAGAGTTTTACTCATAAACGGAATCTGGTTAGTATTATTTTCCTGAGAGAATGTGAGTGGTTTAAGTAGATTTCTAGTAATTGTTGGGTTTTTTACTTGAAATACTTCATCAAAAGCATTCAAATATTTCTTACCAGTTTTTCTATGTACTCCAATGATAAGTAATCTCTTTCGTGATAACTGTGAGTTACCGTAGTCAGAAACGCTTCTTTCGTGAAAAATAAGTTTATAGTCTTCAAGAGTTTTTTGAAGATATTCTTTTGGGAGCAAAGATAGCAAACGAGGTAAGTTTTCAATAAGAAATATCTTAGGTTTATAATGTAAGATTGATTGAATTACTAGATTCAGGGATTTATTCTCTTGGGGATTGCCCAATTCTTTTACTTTTGAAAGCCTCATAATAGAAGATGCTCCACAGTCTGGACTTGAAAGTATGATGTCTGGCTTACAATCTGGGAAGGTTTCATCTTTATAATATGGTATACCACCAAAGTTCAATTTCCACTGCTCTAAGCCTTTAGTATAAAATACTCCTCGAGTTTCTATATTAGCTATCAAATTCTTTCTAAAAGGGAACAAAAGGATGCCTGCACCAGCAGACACCCCTAATACTTTTAATTTTTTCATTTCTTGTAGCTTCTCAATTTAATGTACTTAATCCAAGCAAATGGCTTACGGTCTTCCAGATAGCTCAGATTCTTATCATTATTGTGGGCTTCTTCTTCGAAACTTACATCATGATATCTTTCGTTCTGTTTATCCCACTTGGCAAAGCACCTGATGATTATGTATTCGATAATATACCAGAGATAGAAGAATCCAAAAACCAGGGCCACTACCCACCAGAAGGATATATCAAAGGATAACCAAAGTATGATACCAAGTATCAAGCCCACTATACTACACTCAATCTGCTGTATCTGATGAATACACTCATGATTGATATCATCGGGTTTACACTCTTCTACTTTGTGTTTGAAGAATGAGTTATACACCAAAGTAATTGCTTTGTAACTGGGGAAAAGAAATACTTTTGCTACCCAGCTGTTAAAATGACATCTTTTCATATCTTATCTTTGAAGTTTTCGTAAGAATTTCTTAGCTTTTGGTCGTAAGCATTTTGTGCATATCCAGGACCATTGTACTTTCTTGCAAAGCCTGCCCAGTCCTTTTCCTTGAGATTCTTCAAACAACCAGAGGTATTCATGAAGTAGTACATCAATTCTAGTTGTTTTTCGTGAGATTCTGACATCTTATGAACGAATTCATAGACATCTTTACAGCTACAAAGATTGTGATTGAAGCCCATGATCTGGAACATTCCCCAACTTGCAGACTTTAAAGCACATTCTTCGTCAATTTCTTTGGCTAATTCGAGTCTTTTGTACTCATGAACACCTCCGAGATACTTCGATTTATCCCATTTAGGGAAAAATACTGTAGGATACTTCTTGCAAAGATAACCTAAATCTCTGTCAGGGAACTTTTTATGAAATTCCTTGTACATGATGTGACCTTCGAAGAGGATTTGAGGTCTACCGTCAGCCAAAAATCCATCTCTACCAGCTGCTTCTACTACTTGAACAGCTTTGAGTAGAGCTGGTTCTAGACCCAAGCGATTAGCAAGGTCTCTAATCATCTCATTTGTTAATTTATCCATAACTTATCAGTTTTAATGGTTCAATTTTAGTAACGAAAGTATTGCTTATAACCCATTTTCGGGATGTTAGTTGGTTCTATTATCCTATATAATTCTAAAATATAATGCAATATGGAGAAGATTAAGAATGAAAATCGGTGCAAACTATGTAAAGAACCAATCAACCTGGATGATTTTGAATCCTCATTTGAGATACCCCAGTTGATGGCAAAGAAACACGTTTGCTTTAGTTGTGGTTTTTGGATAAAGAGGAAAGAATATGATGAGAAATTATGGAAAGAGTACTTCAATAGTGGTACTACCAACAGCTCAAGAATCCCGGTAGTTACTCCTAATTGGGAACATTGGATAGTAAAACCCTTTCAAAATCTACTAATTGAAACGGGTACTTTCTCAAGAGTAAAATTGGAAGCTACTCGTTATTATATGGCCGTAATAACCGATGCTTACCCCAACAAAGTTTGGTTTATTGATAACAATAACATGTCTCACCAGGGCACTATTCCAGAGCATCTAAGACATTTATATACTCCAAATGGTATATACCTTTCTCCCATGGAATGGAAACTCTTCCAGGACCGCAAAACAGTTACCTCGGATGAGATAAAAAATATGATTAATAATGCAATAATATAAAATAAATTTCGTATATTTGCATAAAGAATTAATTAACTAATTAGATATGAAAAAAGAAAAGAAAGAAATCAAAAAGCTCCGTGAAGGTGATGAACTACTCTTCCAACTTGGAGAAAGACAAATCGTAGAGAAGGTGAAAGTAGAATCCATTGATAAGAAAGGTGGGTTTGCAATCTTAAGCAATCGAGTAAAAGTTGCTAGAAGTTTGGGTCCTGATGATATCTATGCAAGGTTGGATGGGAAAGATGGAAAGGTATTACCTCTTACCGAGGAAAACGAGAAATACTTTCAGGCATTCAAGGCATATTTCTCAATTAAGAGAAATTCCGAGATACTGGATAAGGGTCTCAGAAATATGAGTAAGGAAGAACAAGTAGAAGTACTTATCGAATTCGATAAGAAGTTTACCAAGATTGTTAACAAATACTTCAACAAAGAGGAACAATGACTACAGTAATATTGACAATTTACCTGGTATGCTTACCGTTCACAGTATTCTTTGTAAAAGCAACATTAGAATACTTGCCTCAATCACATAAGGTGCATTCACTGGTATTATTCTTATCGGTCTGGTTTTTGCTACCTTTATTTCCGATTTACCTATTATTGAAATTCATAAAACATAAACTGGTATGAGATACTTTTTTGATAGAGATGGTAACTATGCTGGGTCATCAATGCAAGGGTGGGAGGTAATACTCCTACTCTGCCTCCCAGTTCTTATTGTATTATTCTTTGTATTCCTTCCCTTAATTATATTGCATAAATATGCCTCTAGAGAAGAAGATAAGAAATTCGAAGAAGAACATCCGCAAATATTAAAAGTAGATTCTTATATTACCGGCTGGTACCCTTGGCATAGATATTCCCTTGCATATACCATCTCCCTTGTATGTTGGGTAATTGCAATGCTAATGGCTTTGACTAATTAACCTTGATTCTAAGCATAACCCTTTTAACATATCCGTTTATCTTATTGCCCAGTATAAGTTCTATAAGTATACCTCCGGAGAAATCTGAAGGAGAAAGGTTTCCTTTTTTAACGGTAATAGAACCATGACTATAGGAACCAGAGGGAGTCCAATCGGATGGGTCTACTGTATCTATCTTATAATTAATGGCTTGAGAATATTCTCTATTACAACCATAAAATAAATCTTGAGCATCATAGAGACTCATATTAAAATAGAAATCAGAATAAGGTACCAATTGACTACCTTTTAAGTAGAGCTCGAATATAGCAGTGGGTTCTGTATATGAACCATTATCAGACCAAGGGACCTTAGTTACAGGTATAAGTAAATATTCATCTTGGGATGCAGGTAAGGTACCTGAAGTTACATATTGGCCATTATAGTTTAAGATATAGGGTAAGTCTTTATATGTAGTTAGAGAGTTCTTATCATACCTACCCCATATTTCTACATACATTGGGATATCTACTGCCTTCTGAGTGATTGTGATAGTGATAACTTTACCAGTAGTGGCTTGGGTAAGAGTGATAGTGGCTGCTCTACTTGAAGAACCCGAGTTTGCAGAAATGTCTACTTCTAAATTGTAAGATACTGCATCATTTGATGTCTTCTTAGTAAAAACCCAAGCATTACTTGATGAGATTGGTGGGTCATATGTGATACTTGTAGTAAAGTCAATAATATCTGACTTAGATACTTTACCATTCACTACAGTATCTCTATATGAGTGAATGGTAAAGGTCTTTTTGGTTGCATCTGAAGGTACTGTTATTTCCTGAGATGCGGCTCTGGTACTAAAAACCAGATTTAGGGGGGAGGTCACCCCCCTACGGAATGATATTACATCTTTCGTTTCCATGTCCTTGAAATTTATAAAGTGATTATTTGGTCTGATGAAGGCAATAGGAAAGTAGACCTTAATTGCCAAGTTTGATTAGTAAATCTATAAGCTGATATACGATCACCTGGGTAAGCTATTTCAGTACTACCATTTCGTAAATTTACTCTTACACCCTCAGATTTTTTATACTTATGGACTGAGGTATCATCTAATACAGAGAAATTAAAATAAGCTGTACCAGTACTACCAGTTTGAGGTGTTTGCCCCTCTTTGAAGAAAGCTCCTGAAAAAGTGTTCAGAGGCCAATTGATTGTAAGGGTGATATCCTGTTCCGCAGCTTTCTGCCATATAGTCACTTCTCTACGTTGGTCACCACAGGTTA